ATTAGCTATGGACGACATGCTAGCTTCAATGAATTCTTATGGAGCTGGTGGTACTTCTTACGGAGTATTCGACAATTCTGAAGATATGGCATTAAATTTAGGTTTCTCTGGATTCCGAAGAGGTTCTTATGACTTCTACAAATCTGATTGGAAATATCTAAATGACAAAGCTACAAGAGGTAAGATTAACTCTGTTGCAACTACAGCTGCTATTAGAGGTGCAATTATACCTGCTGGTGTATCTTCGGTTTATGACCAAGCTTTAGGTAAAAATATGAAGCGTCCTTTCTTACACGTTAGATATAGAGCTTCTAACACTGAATCAAGAAAATTCAAAACTTGGGTTACTGGTTCTGTTGGAGCTGTTACATCTGCTTTAGATGCGATGGAAATTCATATGTTATCTGAAAGATGTTTAGTTACTCAAGGTGCTAATAACTTTATGTTAATGAAGTAAGCACTTATTATATTAAGGATCGAGGCTTCGGCCTCGACCCTTTCTTTTTATTAATTTTATTATATATTATATTATGGCAAAAAAACAAGAAACAAAAAAAGTAGAGGTAGAAGAACCTCAAGTTCAAGAGGAGGTAGTAATTGAAACTCCAGTAGTTGAAGAAAAACCAAAAAGAAAAGAACCAACTTATAAAAAATCAGAAGATGGTTGGGAAATAAAAGATAGAATGTATAGATTAAAAGGTAGTAAAAAACCTCTGTCTAGAATGATAAAATCTGCAAATCTTTATTACTTTGACGAAGAAAAAGGATACGAAAGAGAAATTAAATATTGTCAAAACCAAAGAACAGTATTTGTAGATGAAATGCAAGGAGATCAAAGAATGGAACATATCGTTTTTAGAAATGGTATGCTAGTTGTAGAAAGAGAAAAAACTGTGTTACAGAAATTTTTATCTTTATATCATCCAGAAAGAGGTGTTACTTTTTATGAAGAAAAACCAGCTGCAAAAGCGGCTAGTGAAGTTGAGACAATAGAATTAGAAATTGACGCATTAACAGCTGCTAGAAGTTTAGATGTTGATATGGCTGAAGCAGTTATGCGTGTAGAAATCGGTTCTAAAGTATCTGACATGAGTTCTAAAGAGCTCAAGCGTGATTTACTTATATTTGCTAAGAAAAACCCTCAATTATTTTTAGATTTAGTAAACGATGAAAACGTTGTTCTTAGAAATTTTGGTATTAAAGCAACTGAAATGGGTATAATTAAGTTGTCTTCTGATCAAAGAACATTTACTTGGGGTTCTAATAATAGAAAACTAATGAATGTTCCTTTTGATGAACATCCATATTCAGCTTTAGCCGCTTGGTTTAAAACTGATGAAGGAATGGAGATCTACTCTAGTATCGAAAAAAGATTAAATTAATCTAACTGTAGTGGTAGTCGCCCTACGGGGCGATTACAAACTACAAACTAAAATACAATTATATGGAAGATAAAAAATCAAAAGGATTAGGCGACTCAATAGAAAAATTTACAAAAGCAACTGGAATCCATAGTTTAGCGCAAGCAGGGGCAAAAATGGTTGGTAAGAAAGATTGTGGTTGTGGAAAAAGAAGGGATGCTTTAAACAAAAGATTTCCTTATAAAAAATAAAAAAATATTATGGTAAATGTAGATGATGTATATCAAAGAGTTTTAACTTTAGCAAATAAAGAACAAAGAGGTTATATAACGCCTCAAGAGTTTAATTTACTTGCAAACCTTGCTCAGAAAGAAATTTTTGAACAATATTTCTACGATTTAAACCAATACTTAAGAATTCCTGGTAACTCTGAGGAGTATTCTGATATGGTAGATTTATTACAAGAAAAAATAGCTATATTTGAAAGAGTTGGCGCGCTCGCTCCTGGAGGTACTATATCTGGCGATGTATATAGATTAGGAACAGTTATTTTAAACGGTAGAGAGGTTCAAGAAATTCAACAAAATGAATTTTTATATATAAATAACTCTCCACTTGTTAAACCAACAGCATCATCTCCAGTATATGTCAGAACTGGCGAAAACACAATACAAGTTTATCCAGTTGTTACCACTGGTGTAACTTACACTTATATACAAGTGCCATCTAACGCAGCTTGGGGTTATGATGTCGTAGGTACAGATGCTTTATATAACGCAGCTAAATCAGTTGATTTTGAGTTACACGCGTCTGACGAGAGCGAGTTAGTTAATAGAATACTTACGCTAGCTGGCATATCAATACAAAGATTAGACGTAGCACAAGCGGCTATTCAATTGGAAGCTACGAAACAACAAATAGAAAAAAGATAAATAAATGGGATTACTAAATCAAACTGAACAACAGTATTATCAAGGAAATGACTATGGGAATTATCAATTTGTTTCTTTAGAAGATGTTATAAATCAATTTATAATTGCTTATGTTGGTGAAGGTAAAATAATAACTAAAGTAAAAAGAACAGATGTTGTTTTTCACGCTAAGAGAGCTTTAGCAGAATTATCTTTTGATACATTTAAATCTTGTAAATCTCAAGAAATCGAAGTGCCAGCAACGCTTCAAATGATATTACCACAAGATTACGTTAACTACACAAAAATATCTTGGGTAGATAGCGCTGGTGTTAAACATCCTTTATACCCTACAAATCGAACTTCAAATCCTACCAACGTACCTTTACAAGATAGCGATGGTGATTTTATATTACAAGCTGTTGGTACGTTAGATAACACAGTTAATACTATAGTGTTAGATGCGGAGTATAAAGATATTTTAGTAGGTATGGTTGTTACAGGTCCATATATACCAGATGGAACTTTTATTGAAGCTACTTCTAACTCAGGTGGTATTACAACTATAACTTTAGATGATGGTGCTGGAAATGACGTAGAACCAGTAGAAAATTTAACAAACGCTACTTTAACTTTTACAAATGTATCTGGAGATTTAGTATTACCAAAAAAATCATCTCATATAGTAGAAAATTTAACGTGGATGGCGGCTGGCTATCCTGAGAATAAAATAACAGCAAGTACAGCGAGTGATATAGAAAATATAAAAGTTGGAATGTTAGTTTCTCACGATCATTTCTCTGTTGGAACGACTGTAACTAATATTGATGGCACAACTATTATTGTTTCTAGTAATTTACTTGATACTACCGCTGTTACTGATGGTGAAATAACATTTATAGAAACTGGAAAAGATTCTACAACTTGGGCTAACTATAAATCAGCAACTCCATCAGAGAATAACAATGAAGATTATGAAGATGATACTTATTGGGCCTGGCATGGAGAAAGATATGGTTTAGATCCTCAACACGCCCAAGTAAATGGATCGTTTTATATAGATTGTAATACAGGAAAAATACACTTTAGTTCTAATATTTCAGGTAAAACTGTAGTATTAGATTATATAAGTGATAGTCTTGGTACAGATGGAGAAATGCAGGTTCATAAATTCGCGGAAGAGGCAATGTATAAATGGATAGCGCACGCTATTTTAGCTACAAGTATAATTACACCAGAATACTTAGTACAAAGATTTAAAAAAGAAAAATTTGCCGAAACTAGAAAGGCAAAACTAAGATTATCTAATATTAAATTAGAAGAAATTACTCAAATTTTAAGAGGTAAATCAAAACAAATAAAACACTAATTAAATGCCAGAAATTAAACACCAGTTTTCTGCTGGGAAAATGAATCTCGATTTAGATGAGAGATTAGTTCCTAATGGGGAGTATAGAGAAGCGTTTAACATACAAGTATCTTCGTCAGAAGGCGCCAATGTTGGTGTACTTCAAAATCTACTTAAAAATCAGATTATAGATGATACTTATAATGCTTTTGAAGATAGTTTATATTTTACACATACTTGCATTGGCTCTATTAGCGATGAAAAAGATAATGCACTATACTGGTTTGTAAGACCTAATTGGCACCAAATAGATGTAGGTGTTTTAATGTCTAAAGCTACTTATAACGAAACTCCTCCAGCAACAGGATCCTGGGTGGAAACTAATAATTTATGGCAGTGGAAAGAACTTGCGCCTAACGAACATGTTGTTAAAACCACTATTAGTAAAGACATGATATTACAATATAAGGGAGGTGAAATAAGACCTGTATTTGTAGATCAATTTGAAGTTACTTGTGGTGTTGTAGATGGTAACCACACAATGCCAACTTTAATTAGTGGTAGTCTTGGTTCATTTCCAACTCCTTTTAGTGAATTAGTGTTGCAAATTGACGAAGAAGCTTGGAACGCTATTAGTGTTGGTTTTAATTTAGTTGGATACACTCTTAGCGTTACAGCTGATGGCGCTGGCCCAAATCTTATAAGTTTACCATTTGTAACTGTTAGCAAGAAAACAACAGATGATTTGGGTAACTTTTTTATTAATTTAAAAGATAATCCACCCATAGACACAGGTACTGTTTCATATATACCATTTCAATGGAATGACTTTATTGATAATATAAATAATAGTGGAATTGGACCGCTTGGATTAATAAAAGCACTTTACTTTCAAAATAAAAAATCCCCCTTAAATTTTAGATACGTAAGACATATAACAGGCGTAAACATTATAGATGATATGCTTTTTTGGACTGATGATTATAATGAACCTAAAAAAATAAACATACCAAGATCTATAGATGGAACACCTGTTAACGGTCAGAGACATACAAAGTTGGCGGATTCGAATATTACATATAATATGTTAGGTGATACTGGTAGAGCTGAATTGTCACACGTTACTATGATTAAAAAAGCTCCAAACAATCCATTAGCTTTAGAATTAGTAACTGGAAGGGAAGAAGGATCTTATACTAATGCTAATGTATTATGGCATAAATCCTATACTGGTGTTATTACAACAGGAGGAGCTAATCCTACTTTCTCAACAGATGATATTTTAGAAATAGACACAAATACAGCTGTAAACAACTTTAACACCGTAGTACCTAACTCCATAATTAAATTAGATGTTTATCGAGATTCCGCTGGACATGATACAAGCAGTGGTGATTATATAGATTTTAATTGGATGGTAGGTGATACCGTAGTGTTAAAAGAATTTGATGAAACAAACACCGATCCTCCAGCTTTACCAATATCAGATTATACTATAAAAGGTCAAATATTAACATTGAGTGATCCAAATGGCTATGCTTATTCAGGTGGTTCTTTAGTAGTTGAAATTGAGGTTACAAGTGTTATAGGAACACCTCCATCAGCAGATGCGAATGCTGGTAATACCAGTGGTGAACTACAATATATACTAGATAAATTTGATGAAGAAAAAAATATATTCGAGTTTAAATATCCTAGATTTGGTTATAGATATAAATATCAAGATGGTGAATATTCGCATTTCTCACCTTTTACTGAACCAGCTTTTGTTCCAGGTGCATTTGATTATCATCCAAAAAAAGGATGGAATTTAGCAATGGCCAATAGAATAGCTTATATAGTTGTTAAAAATTTCAAACCTGATGCTATTCCTGAAGACGTTATTCAAGTTGACATTTTGTATAAAGACGACTCATCTCCAATGATATATGTAGTTGATACTCTTTCTTATGATGATAAAAAACATATAAACACGCCTAATTGGGCTTCATCTCCTCTTGGTTTGGCACCACCGTATAATCATTGGGATTTAAATGCGTATAAAATAACAGATGAGCAAATAAAATATATTTTACCTGAAAATCAACTTTTAAGAATATATGATAATGTGCCTAGAAAAGCTTTGGCTCAAGACGTTACTGGCAATAGAATAGTTTATGGTAATTATGTACAAAATTTTGACTTATTAAATATTACTGGTGATAAGTATTCCCCTCAATTTATTCATTATATAGGTGATTATCAATTAGCATACGGTAATAACAAAAAAGATAGATCTATTAAGTCACTTAGAGAATATCAATTAGGTATTGTATTTCTCGATGAATTTGGTAGAGAAACGCCTGTTTTATCAAATAGCACTGGTACATTTAAATTAGCAAAAGATCGATCTGACAATAATAATAGACTAACTGTTGGTATGAAGTTTCAACCACCATCTGGACTTTTTGCTAAACTAAAATATTATAAATTTTATATAAAAGAGACTTCTGGACAGTGGTATAATATGGCTATGGATAGATGGTATGACGCTGCTGATGGTAATGTTTGGATGTCATTTCCATCAAGTGATAGAGATAAATTAACAATAGATGACTTTTTAATATTAAAAAAAGCAGCTGAATCAAACACAGCGGTTATAGCGGATCCAGCAAGATATAAAGTGTTAGCAATAAAGAACGAAGCGCCAGAGCATATCAAACGGTCATATATATTAATGGATATCAGATCCCATGCTGGCAGTGTTTTTAACGCAGGTACTTTAAACGTTCCTAGAAGTGGAGTTAGTACTTTCGAGCTTAACTATGATGAATTTCACGCTACACATGCTAAAAATTTGCATGAACAATTCATAAATAAAAGTAGTGATGATTTTTACGTGCAGTTCGAAGAAGGTGGAAAAACATCAAAAAAATATAGATTAAGTTCTGTTACTTCTGACGCGAAGATTGATATGACGACTGGAAATATTACCAACATAGGTGCAGCGAAGTATTACGTTAAAACAGAAAATGCTTTTGGAGATGATGTAGATATAATATTAGATGATCCAACTTTTCCTACGGCTGTTGTTCCGACGGCTAAAATTCGAATATTTAGAAGTAAAATTGAATCTAAAGCTGAATTTGAAGGTAGATTTTTTGTTAAAATATTTGCAGACGACGTATTTGAACGACACATTAAAGCGAGTTATAATCCAGAAACAGATACTAACTACATAATAGATACTTCTATTGAGCTTAATTACATGAATGATATTCATTATAAAATGCATGAAGGCGGTCAATATTTTGGAGCTGGGCAATGGAAAGATTCAAGTAATAACTCATATCACGCTGGTACAGGATTTCCTGCGTCTGAATTAGGTGACAGTGTAAAAACACTTTATTATAACCCATCAAATGGTACTTTTAATTCAGCAAATGATCATTTGAATACTGTCTACGGCTCAGTCTCAGGAGGCGGTACATTAGGTGCTACACAAAACGCGTATTCTATAGCTCGTCGTACAAGTCAAGTAGACGCGACAGGTGCGACAGTTATATTAGGATTACGTCATTTTGCTCCTTTTTTTAGAAAATACACTAGTGCTAGTGATATTTCTGGACTACCCGCCGATATGGTAGTGAACGACGGTGGTTTTGATTATACCCCACATTACGCTATGTCAAACATAAACCCTTCTAACTATGGATCAGCAGGGGTATGGAACACAAATGAATTATACAAAATAGATTACTTTGATCCTTTATACAAGTTTGAATACGGATCTAGTAGTGATGATAATAAGTGGAGGGAAGAATACAATAGATATACTGGGATTCCGCATAAAAGTTTTGATCCTATATTGTGGGAGGGGAATTTTGGTTCATCACCATATTGGCATCCTGTTGAAGCGATTCCTTGGGAGCAGCATAAACCATCAGATGGACCGTACAATGTATCATATAGCGATTTATTATGGGAAGATTGGTGGCGTACAGATGGGTATAAGAAAAAATCTGATAGTAGAGCGAGAGACAGCGAGGTTTGGTATATAAATAATGGCTATACTGCTGGTAAAGAATATCACACTAATAATAAAAAATGGTCTAGTTTATATGGCGCGCAACAAGCTCATGGTATAACAATAAGTAGTAGCGCTATATATCTTGAGATTTCTTTAGGTGGTCTTTGGGGTGAGCCTAAAGTTGAAATGGATGGTCCACCAGGAGATCCCATGATTGATGAAGGATTTTTTGAGATAGGTAAACTAAATGGAAATCCTTCATATCAAGATGCTCCAACTGTAGATATTGTAAATAACTTAGCGCCAGGATCCTATTGTAGATTCAAAGAAGATCCAACAGATACAATATATGTAATAGAAACTGTTTCAGAAAGAAATTACTATAACTACGCTAGATTTGCTAAAGATGACAATGGATACGGAACATTAACTGCTGGTGGTAATCTTGGGCCTATCGCAGCAAGCTCATATAACGAGTTTGGGGTTTTTGATCTTAACGCTGGAACTATCTTACAAGATTATCATCACGCAGGATACGCGACCAACTCTCAAATAGATGTTACTTCCAATACACTGCTTCCGAACCAAGGAATGCAATGGATATATGATACTAATATAAATAATTGGCGCGGTGATTTTTGGGGAGACTATTGGAATGATTCTTCGATGGCACATTGGCCTGGACCTATAGGTTTATATTATCAGAGCGAGACAGCTGATAACTACACGATGACTACTGGAGGTCAGTTTACGATTGGCGCAGCTGAACTCAGCATGATAAGTTGGACTAAAAACTTTAGTCATGGTAGTCAATTATCTTGTAACTATAGTAAATCGTGGAAAATAAGAATGGTTAACATTGATGATGCTACTCCAAATTTAATGCCTTGGAATCCGGTTGGAGGAACTGGTACTAACTTTGGTCCTATAGTTAATGGTAGTTATGTTGATGTAGTTGTAGATGTGACTACTGGCAACAACACATTAAATAGTGGCGCGTATACTTTTACAACGTCGTCAATACTAAATTCTACAACTAACGCTGTTTTAACACCGGGTATGATAGTAACAATGTTTGATACTACCTCAGATGGTACGTTTGATGTAACTTTTGATGACCAAATAACTAGTACCACTATTCATCAGAGTAAATTATACTTACAGGTTGTTGATATTACTACTGTAAATATTCCTGGGGCAGTTAGTTATATAGTTGAATTAGGTGGATATATGAGACCATTAACAACGCAAGATACATATAACTTCGCGGCTGAAGGTACGATTCGTTTTGAACAAGCTATAATGAATGGATATAGTAAAAACTCTACTCATAAAATATCAGCCAACGCAATACAAAGTGCTAATTTTGATACAGGAACATCAAATATTGGTGGTACTTTAGACGCTACTAAATATACTTTACAATTTTTAAAACCAGAAGAGGATACAGCGTTAGAGCTTTCCACAAATCCTGCTATTTGGGAAACAGAACCTAAAGATGGCCCAGAGTTAGATATATACTACGAAGCGAGTCCTAGAATACCTATAACTTTAGACCATGACAATGCTAACGATTGGATACCTACTAGATATTCAAACGAAAATTATATAACATATGATTTAGATGGTGGTCAATCTATATCAAACCTTAATGGTTCTTATGAAAATTCTGTTATTCTTAAAAATATTTCAGGCCCTTTTTATACCGATGTGGAAATAGTACATGTGGATGGTGATATACTAACATTGAGATGTGATTCAAATGAACTAAAAACAAATATAATATACGGAGCAACGCAAAACTTAGTTGCAAATCCATTGGTAACAAGCGATCCAAATGAAGCTACTGCGATTAGTATAAGAAGACCCGATGGTATAGTTTTTAGAACACATGTTGTACAACACAATGTATCGTCGGCAAATACAGATCCTTCTTCTGCTGCTACTTTGAATTTTGGAGGGGTGGAAGGTGGTTTAAAACCTTATTTAATATGGGATTCTCCAAATTTTGGAAAAGATGTTGAAAATAGTTTTAGAATTAGAATTACAAAAAGAACTTATGGTGCTGACTATGCGAAATCTTTTGCTAATATAGATTTAAATTGGCATAATTGTTATTCTTTTAGAAATGGCGTTGAATCAAATAGAATAAGAGATAATTTTAACACGCCATTTATATCTAATGGAGTTAGAGTATCTACAACACTTTCCGATTATCAACAAGAGCGTAGACAATATGGATTGATATTTTCTGGAATATACAACTCTGTATCTGGTGTGAATAATTTAAATCAATTTATTCAAGCTGAAAAAATAACAAAAGATGTTAATCCTTCATATGGTAGTATTCAAAAATTACATTCTAGAAATAGTGATTTAGTTACTTTATGTGAAGATAAAGTTTTAAAAATATTAGCTAATAAAGATGCTGTTTATAATGCCGATGGTAATCCACAACTTACAGCTAACATAAATGTATTAGGTCAAACTATACCTTTTGTAGGAGAATTTGGTATATCGAAAAATCCAGAATCATTTGCGTCTGAAGCATATAGAGCTTATTTTACAGATAGAACAAGGGGTGCGGTACTAAGATTATCTATGGATGGTTTAACACCTATATCAGACGCTGGAATGAAAGATTGGTTTAAAGATAACTTAAAGCTTGCTGACAATAAGATAATAGGTTCTTATGATGATGAAAAACAAGAATATAATGTTAGTTTAACATCAATAGATAATACTAATTGGACTAGTCTTAATGATGTCGCTGGACTTCTTTCGGGTAAAATATGTGTTAGCTATGATGAAAGAGTTAAAGGTTGGGTAAGTTTTAAATCTTTTGCAGAAATGGAAGATGGTATAAGTTGTTCTAATAAATATTATACTTTTTTACATGGTATGATATACGAACACCATTATCAAGGAAGTAGTTATAATGTTTTTTATAATAATGAATATAAATCTTCTGTAAACGTTTTATTAAATGACGAACCTAGTATTATAAAAAGTTTTAAAACAATAGGTTATGAAGGTAGTCAGGCTAAAATTCCTAATCATATAAGTGGTAGTAATGAGTATGATGATTTTTATCCAACACTTGGTTGGTATTGCGAAACAATGAGTACTAATATGGAGACTGGGTCAACAGTTTATTTTAGCGAAAAAGAAAGTAAATGGTTTTCGAGAATAAAAGGTGAAAATTTAACTACATTTGACACGAATAGTTTTGCCAATCAAGGCATTGGAGACGTAGGCACTATAACTATTTATGATTGGGTAGTTTTATAATTAAAAATTAAACTAATACGAGTAATATGAGTTGTTCAAAAGATACTTTTTTAAATATATATAATGGATCAAAGATAAAAGATTTACAATCTCAAATAAATGCAAATCTCTTATTATCTGGTAATAACACTCCTAATGTTGATTTTTTAAATAAAGCGTGGAGTGATTATGAAAAAACTAGTTGCAAATCATTTGTTAGCGCAATTGAAAATTTAAACGTAACTTTACGAAGATATAAAAAAAATACTTTACAACATCAATTACAACTTGAGAAAATTGATTTTTACGATAAATTACGATTTAGTTGCAAGTGTTCAGAAGAGGATGTTGATAAAAAAAAGTTTACAAAAGTAATAAAAGAAATAGTATTTGATGAAAGTAGTATTCCCGTTGGCGGCGCCGATAGAACATTTACTATAAAAGGAGATAAAGGAGGTGTGTTTGATATTTTTATAAAAAATGCTGCAAAAAAATATTATAACTTTGAAACTAGGCTGTTTCAAGTCGGGACTACCGGGACTAGATATGTATTAAAAGATGTTGTGATGCAAGAACATGGCACAGATATATTAGTTCGCTTCCCAAAAGTTGCTGCTGATGATCATTATGATATTACGGTTTTTGCAAATCCAGAATTTAACACGCATCACGCCGCATATAAAGAAGTTAGATTTAACGATATAAATAAAACTTTAGATATAAATTCATGCAGTGGTTCTGATTCTGCTGTTTTACATAAAAAATTGTATCAATATACAGATAATACTATAACCTTAAGTGCTATTAGTCCTAATGCCTTATCTGCTTTTAGTTCTAACACAATAACAACTCAACAAATTACCACAACTAAATATGGTGGTAAAATTAAAGTGCCTTTTACTATCACTTGGACGGCAAACGTATCAAAACCTGTCCATATTGGAAAACAACCTGGATCGCATAACTTAGGAACATTTGTGGAAAGAACAATTGGTAGCGCGGCTATACCTATAGAAGGTGAAGATGTTAGTGGTTCAACTTATTATAAATGGCCAATTAATAACGTTGTTGGTTTAAAGACTGGTATGGCAATTTATGGAAATAATGTTACTGCTAATTCTAAAATAAGTGACTATATAGATAGTGTAGATATTTCACAAGAAGAGAGCGAGGTTATAAAATCTGCTAGCGAAGTTACCGAAATGAAATCATCAACTAGTGGTATTCAATTACAAAAAACAATATCAAATTTAGAAGGTGAATCAACAAGAACATCAAAATTTGGTAATGAGACAGTGATACGTTCAAGAACAGCTGTGCCAAGAGGTCGAAAATCTTTACAAGGTTATTTAAATGTTGCAGAGGCAGGTGTTCAAACCACAGGCTCTCCAACTGTAACAAATGGCGTTGTTACTGCGCAATCTGGAAATATTGTTTTAAATAAACAGCAAGCCGACGCTCTTAAAGACGATACTATTAAAGTTGTTGCTTATACTCCAGATCGTATAAAGTCTTTAACTGGATATGAATTTAAAGTGTCAAATATAAAAGCTGAATTAACTAAACCTACCACTACTACAACCGCTGTTGTAAGTGGTAGTAGAACAATACCCGTTGCTGATAGAGAGGGTATTCTTAATAACGTGTCTAGAATCAGTGGTATTGGTATAGATCCTTCTTCAGCAGATCCCGTAGTGACAGCGGGAGGAAAGACCGATGGAGCTGGTAACTGGACAGCTGCTGCTAATCAAACTTTAGAAAGCGGTATCACTTTAACAATCGAAAACACTGGTAGAATTGTAACTATAACTGGAGATATTGAGTTCTCAAAAATAGGAGAAGACGATGTTACTATATTTTTTGATGTAGAGCAGTTTTTATTAACATCTTAACAATTAAAATAAAAAAACATGACAGAAGAAGCTACAATGAGCGTTTCATATAATATAAACACATCTCTTTCTGAAGGAGATCAATTATATTGTTCTTGCCAATTTTCTTCAGATGGATTTAGTATCAGTAATGCTAATTCACCTGTATTTTTCGGTGTAGTAACGTCAGTAAATCCTGGTGTTATAGGATTTCACTTCACTACCGTGAGTGGTATAACTCCATTGGATTTATCATGTGCTGGTACTCAGTTTATATCATTCGCAAAGAATAGTGCTATAAATAAATCATCTTTAAAAGGTTATTATAATTTAGTAACATTTATAAATGATGACAATAATCGTGAGGCAGAATTGTTTATGGTTAACTCTGAAACAACGCTCAGTAGTAAATAAACAGCAAAAACTGTGACTATATTAGGTATAAATTAAATTAAATTATGATATATATAGTCGACAACTTTATAGAGCAATATTTATTTGAAGCTCTACAACGAAAGTTAAACAATAATAATTACGTAGAACACAAAACACCTAACAAATCTTTTTGGGTTCAACCAGCTTCTGATACTTTTGTTAATTATGTGATTAGCAAACTCGAGGATAAAGAAAATAAAAAAATAGAAAGCATACTAGCTTTTTTTAGAGTATCAAACAATGAGGTTGATACAGAATGGAGGATACATAGTGACTTAATAATAGAAGGTCAAAAACCTGATAGAGCATTGGTATTATATATTTCTCCTAAAAAAATTAAAGAACTTCATGGCACTGCTCTTTGGGAACACAAAACTTATGGCAAAGCATTACCTAAAGATGTAACTCCAGAAGAGTATGATAGAATGATAACAAAAGAATCTGAAAATTTAGATATGTGGACTTTGAGTAGTGTTTTAGGATATGAAGAAAATAGAGTTATATCTTATCCAGCAAATTACTTTCATAGTAAATATCCAAATAAATCATGGAAAGAAGGTAGACAAGTTTTTGTAATGTTTTATAAAATTAAATAAAATTAAATGAAAGATAAATTAATATTTAGACCTCTGAACAAGAGGGACTATGAGACCATTTGCGAATGGTGGAAATGGTGGAGATGGCCAGTTTTACCAAAAGATTTTTTACCTAACAACGGTGAAGGTGGTTTTATGGTAGAAAAAAATAATATACCTATAGTTTCTGGGTTTTTATATTTAACAAATTCAAAAGGAGCAATGTTAGAATGGATTGTATCAAATCCAAAATATAGAGATGAGGATAGAAAAGAAGCGATTGAAAAGTTATTAATTGATGTTGAGGATTTTTGTAAAAGTATAAATATAAAATATATTTTTAGCATAGGTAGAAGTAAACATTTAATGAACACACATGAAAAATTAGGATGGAATGTAGATAAAAAACCATCTTATGAAATAATTAAAAATATATAACATGGGAGTAGCAACAGCAGCAATAATAGTAGCGGGAGTTGGTCTAGCGGCCGGCGCAGCGGCTTCGGCTTATAAATCTTACAAAGCAGGTCAAGCTCATGATGACGCTATGGATCTAGCGCAAGATAATATGACTTTACAATCAGGTATTGCGGCAAAACAACTAGCTTTTCAAAAAGAAGAAGCAGCTAAACTTGAAGCGCAAAAAGATGTTTATAGAAATATGGTTTTTAAAAATCCATATGCGACAGTAAAAAATCAATATGCAAGTTTAAGAAATCCATATGAAAATTTAAGTATGGAAAACGTTTTTGAAGATTTAACTGTAAACCAACAGCAAGCACAATTTCAACAACAACAAGCGGATCAACAGAGAGCTAGTATTATGACTCAATTACAAGGAGCAGCCGGTGGATCCGGCGTTGCGGCTTTAGCGCAATCAATGGCTAACCAAGGGGCTTTGCAAACACAACAAATATCAGCTCAAATAGGTCAACAAGAAGCAATGAACCAAAGATTACAAGCTCAAGGAGCTCAAGATGTCATACGGAGACAACAAGCGCAAATGGCAGGACAAGGGCAAGTTGATGTTATGATAGCACAAGGAGAGGCTGCTGCCGACATGGCAAGGCGTGGTGGGGAAGCTACCAGGCAAGAAATGGAGATGAGTAGACAAGCCACTTTATTAGGCATTCAAATGGGACAAACTACAGGTGCTAATACAGCTTTACAACAAGCTTACGCTAATCAAATGGCAGCTGGAGCTGGAATGGCTAATTTAATGGGTCAACAAGCGGCTTCTTTGTATGGGCAGTCTGCGGCTTACATGCAAATGGGTACAAATATTGCTTCAACAGCGGTAACAGCTGGAACTGCATAATAATAAATTATAATAAACAAATATAAATATGGCAAAAGGATACGGGGCAGATGCAAGTTTAGTAGCAGCGGCATATAGATTAGGACAATCTTATGGTCCTGCGGATTATACAGGCATTTTTAAAATGCAATACGAAGGTCTTATAGACGCTTTTAAAGCTAAAACAGAAGCACAAACCGCTATAGTAGGATCAATAGCTGAAGGTGTTACTGACGTGCTTAAGGTAGCTGGTGAACGTAAAGGAGAAAGAGGTAAAGAGCAAGAGGAATTATTTGACAAAATGGAAAGTGATTTTGATTTTGACAGTCAATTAGATGAAGCGGTTACAGCTCATGCTGATGGGTCTATAAGATCACAGAAAGAAAACCATGAAAATCTTAGAAAACCACCAAATAAAGATATTTTTTCCGTAGAGCAAGCGGAGTATGAAACGTATAAAAAACAAATAGAAGATATTGGTAATAAATTATTTATCACAAAAAAAGATAAAAATAAAAGACTTGATTTAATAAGACAAACTTTAGATTTAAGAGAAAAAATGAACCAAAGAAGAGGATCAGATAAAGCTATTGTTGACAAGTTTGACCAAGGATTCTATGACCTAAAACTATCGCATGAAAAAAATCCTGATTTAATGGTTTTAACTCAAGAGTCATTAAATAAAGATGGAGATTTAAAGAGTTTAGGTGTCACTACTTATATGAAAAATAACGAATTATATTATAAGTATCCCGTTGGTTTATCTGGTAACTTATATAGAAGAGAAACTGAGTTTGACCCGAATAAAGATAATCCTATTTTAGCTGGACCTACTAAGCAGGAGTTTAGAGAAATAAGCCACAAACAATTAACAGGCGGTTTAGTAGAAGTTGATAATAAAAGTAGAAATGACATTGAAGCAACACTTGGAACAGTGATTTCAGCAGCACAAGAAATGACTACAAGTGAAGATCAAAAATTAAAAATAACAAGTATAGAAAATTATGATAAAATAGAGCCAAAAACTTTAACTGCAATCGAAGCAACATTAAATAGCTCTAAAAGTTATAGAAATTTAACAAATAATGATATAAGACTAGGAGAAAATACTATAAACTGGAGTAAGGATCTGCCAGAAAATATACAGATAGATATAGCTATAGCTAGTCAATTAGGTATAGGTAGTGATGTTCTAAGCGCAGAAGACATCATGAATATTGATGAAGATGATTCTGGAACTTTAGATCAAGCGGAACTCGATAAACACATGGAGGCTAAAAACTTATTAATTGATAAACTATTAAATCCAAAGACTTATCAAGAAAAACAAGCCTCCGTGCAAGAATTTTCTAAATATCTTTCTGGTTATATGAGACAAGGTTTTGATGAAAGACGAGAAAGAATGGGATTAGCTACTAAAAAATCAGAAGACAAAGCTACTAAAGAGTTTAATAGAAAAGCATATTTAGCAGGTCTTAAAAAGCAAGGAACAAGTAAAACGGTTAGATTACCATGGGAAACAGATGCTAAAGGAGATATGATTCCTATAGCAGCGCCAACAACAGACAGAGGAAGAGATCAATATAATCTAGCTCTTGGAGTGGCAAAAAACCAAAAAAGTATTGCAATTGGTAAAGAAAAGTTTGAACTTCAAAATGATGGCTCATACCAACAGGTAGAGCAATTAACTAAAGAAGGATGGGTAGATGTTGAGGGTGGAATAAAATATGGTAGAACTAAATTCTTACAACAATACGGTGGTAGATATGGACAGGTGCCTGGTAATTACGCTCCTGAAGGTTGGGGTAAACCTATAGCTAAAGTTCCAAAAAATCCATTTGGTATTGATTCAGCAGACGAGGCGCCCGTAGAAGTGATTGAGGCTATGGAAGGTAGTTTTGGTGACGATGCTCAGGCAAATGTTGATGTAATAAAGCCTTTATTAGAAGGTAGTGGGTATAGCATTAAAGTTGGCGGTCGTGATAGAATAACAATTACTGGTCACGGTGTTACAAAAACATTTGTAGTTGATCCAACAAGTGGAGATAATAAAAAGAGATCAAATCAAATATGGAAATGGTTACAAAAGAACTGGGTAGCTAGCAAAACTAATACTGAGTTTGAAGACTAACAATAAATCCAAGTAAAATATGAATGAAATTTATATAGTTGATGGTCAAGAATATTCTGTTGGACAAAGTAGACTAGAAGAGTTTTTACAAAAATTTCCAAACGCAGTAAAAAAGGAAGAAGATGTAGAACAAGAGCTTGTAGATTCAACTGTAGATCCAGAAGGCATGGGAAAGACGGTAGACTCTGCTCTTGTAGATCCAATTGTAGAGTCAGAAGATATGGAATCGCAGCAGGAAGTTGGTTCTTTGGAATTACCAAAAGTAACCGGAAGGGATATTAAGGTAACAGAAGAAGTTGCTATAGGAAGATTAAGACAACGGTTTGGTGGCATGGGTTTTGAATTTGAAGAAGGAGGACCTGGAGGTAGTGATTATATAACAGTATTTGCTCCACCGGAATACGAAGGTCAACCAAAAGAAGAAAGAAAGCAGGATATGTTTTCTTTTGATAAAGGAATTCTAGGCACTGGCATTGGGCTTAGTACTCTATTTGGTTCTTCTGTTGAAGAAGAAGCCGACCGAATAAATAATTTTATACAAAATCATTATCAAAAAGGAGAGACAGGTAGAAACCTTAATTCTAATGCATATGCAGAGACCATAAAATATTCTGATACAAGACCAGTATCATTCAAAAACGAGGACGGTAGTGATAAAAAGTTAGAAGATTTAACCTCTAAAGAATTGGAACAACATCAAGCTCAAATAGCGCAAGAAATGATGAACAATCCAAACGTTTTACAACCAGTATTAAAAGATATTCAACCAGAACTAATGTCTTATGTTGAAGAGGTAAAAGCTGATTACGACATGACAAAACAGAGCGATGTCGATAAAGTAAACGAATTAATTGGCGCTAAATATGATGAGCTTGTAAACGCTAGTCCTGAATATAAAAAAATACAAAATGGCATTGGACTTGCTGTAATGAGTAAATACGGTAGTGAAGAAGATAAAAAATCTATTATAGGTAAGCAATACGTAAAAGAAGCTGAGGAAGAAATTCTTCCAATAACGGCAGGTGTAAGAAAACTTGAAAACTTTATATATGGAGGTGATATACTAGGTGATCTAATGGGAGGTGTTGGAAGAGGGTATATACAGCTCTTAAAAGGATTTAACGAATTAAGTGTTGTGATGCCTGGTAACTCGTGGTTTATTGACGAGCAAGCCGTAGCAACATCAATAGACTTGGAAAAAAGAGAAAGAGAAAAAACAAAAAACAATCCTTTACCGTATTTCCAAGAAAAGAACGATGAGATTCAAGAAAAAATAGCTTCTGGAAAACCATTAGATGAAACTACAAAAAATTTAATAAGTTTTTTAGAAAAAGCTGTTGACTATGACGTTGAGACGGGTTTTATTAATGAAGACAAGGCTGATAGTTACGCTTTAAGAAATTGGTATTCGCAAAAAAGAAAGAAAGATGAAGAGAAAATAGACGTTACTACTACTGAGGATGGACTCGATTTTGCGACTGCTGAAGTTGATTTTCTAGCTAATACAGTAGGTGGTATTGATATAAAATCATTAACAGATAGTGAGTTAAATGAATTCCAAAAAGCATTACCACCACGTGTTGAAAATATTATAAAAGAACAAAGTGCAATTATAAGTAAGTCTAATGAATATCAAGAACAGTTAAGTCGTCTTGGTCAACCAGAAATATTTGGAGAGGGAATACTTAACCCTCAAATCACGTTAGATGAATTTCAACAAATGATTGGTACTCAAGCGATACAAATGATTGCTGGTATGTTTTTAATTCCAACTTTTGCACAAGAGTCAGGTGGAATTGCAATGGAAAGTATAACTATAGAGGCAGCTAGAAAATATGCTCCTGATTTGGACGACGAAGAAGCTAAACAGGCTTTTGGAATGTTACCAGAAAGTGCTAGAACGCGATTAATGACTGAGGTTGTTACTAATGGTGAAGTTGACTTTGAACCAGCATTAAAAGGTGGCGCGGGTGCCGCTAGTCTTGATCTTGTTTCTAATTTCTTGGTTTTCACTAAAGGAGTTAAAGCGATTCCTAAAAGTGTCTTAAGAGATGTCATGAGAGGTAGATGGAAAAAATTACTACTTGGTAAGGGTGCGCAAGGAGCGACTGTGGCTACTGGCTTTGAAGGTATTACAGAAGTACTTCAAGAAAAAATTGGTTTTGAAAGTGTTGAAGCAGCTACTGGATACGCTGGAGTTAAAGAAGAAAACATAAGACGAATGTTAGAGGGTGGCGCACAAGCCGTAGTTACAACACCATTTCTTATGGGTGGTGGTAAAGTTCTTAGCTCTGCAAAAAAAGAATTTAGCGCGAGATTATTTAAAAATCCTCGTGAAGCAAGGTTCATGATTAACAAGAAAAAAGCAGCGATTGATGAGGCTTTTAAAAACGGAAAAATTACTATAGATGAAAGAGACGATGCATTTACTTATCTTGAATCTGTTGAGGACATGGTTAACAACACTCCTAAATATAAAAGCCTTGGTAAGGATGCTAAGCAAACAACCGTCAACGAACTGTACAACGTTAAAATACTTGAAAGAGAAAACACTCAATTAGAGGAAAGCAATAAAAAGATCAAAGAAGAGCAAGTTAGCGGGGCAGGAACCGTGCAAGCGCTTCAAAATCAAAACAAGATAAACGAAAATAAGAAAAAAATACAAGAAAGCGAAAGCAAAGTTATTAAAGAACTTTTAAAAGCTAACGTTTTTCAAGATGGTAGAATTGTAGAGTGGATAAATACAACGCAAGAAGGTGATTTTAAAGGTAAAACATTTAAAAGATTTAAAGATAAAGATCAAGCAAAAAAATATTTCAATAGATCATTTAAAAATAAAAACTGGTTAAAAGATACTGAATCTATACTTAATAAGATAGAAGAGTATAAAAACAAAGGTGAAAATATTGATAACGCCACAGCAAAAGCCTTTAATGATTTTAAAAATATAGGAGATCCAAAAAAGCTTCAAAAAATGTTAGATATGAAACGTCTTCATGATGGAGGTGTTAATGCTGCTGTTTTAGGTAACACAGCTTGGGCAATTGATCAAAATATTATTGATAATATAGATAAAGGTGATATTACATCTACAAATGCTTTTCACCACGATGCTTTTCATTGGATTCAAGACAATATGTCAACTGAAAAACTAAAGAGTGTACAAGAGTCTGTTGTAAAAGAACTATTAACAAGCGCTGATCCAAAGCTTTTAAAAATAGCTGTATTAGCTAATGAATTATTTTCAAGAAGATATGCAGATAAAAAATTAACTGATAGACAGTATTATAAAGAATGGTTTTCTAATTTATCTGACGCTTTTAAATACTATAGTGTTACAGATTTAAATGAAAATAGTTACGCAACATTATCTGGTGTTAGCAAATTGTTCGCTAAAATGTTTCAAAAACAAACTCAAATGGGTCTTGATTGGTCTAAGTTTGATGGTGGAAATGCCCTTGAGTATATACAGAAATTTAACAAATTTCAAGGCGTAAGTACTGGACCTACTTTTAGAATGTCAAAAGGTAAAGTAAACACTGAGTTAGAAGATAAAAAGACAGAAGACAAAGCTTTGGCTTCAGAGGTTTATACTGAGATCAATGAAACGTTTAATGAATATGTTGACATGGACAAGGAGTTAGCGGCTAATGTTACCGCTGATATGATGCAAGGTATTGTTTTTGATCGTTTAACAAAATTAAAAGATGCTGGGTTAATAGAAGGTTTTACAAATAAAGATTTAGAAGATATTCAACTTCAATTTACTGGGCCTAGAAAAAGCTTACCAAAAAGTCTACAAAATAGAGGTGCTGTTGGCTTGCTAATGAAATACGATAAAGATTTTGAGGGAGGCGTAATGGGTTACTTTAACGCAACTATTAGAGATAGGAAAATGCTTGATATGCGTTTGCAGGAGTTCGTTGAAAACCATCCTAAATATGGTAATGTTCAAGTGTCAATGCAAGAAGAGGGCGTTGCTAGAGTTGTAGAAGCACAACAAACACCTTTATCTCCTGAGGAAATAATGATTCAAAAGGAAGAAAGAAAGAAAACGCCTGTTGAAAAGAAAAAAATCATATTATCAGAAAGACTAGGAGTAAAAGATAAAGTAGATAAAATTGTAAAGAAAAAATTATCTAAATTAAATCTTGAAAAACTAACTTTTAAAACTCTAAAAGATCAAACACCAGAGATTACAGGAAATCTTTTTGGTATATCACCAAAAAAATTAATTAATCTAGCTAATATAACAAAAGGAGAATTGCAGTCAGCGCAAATGTTTATTAATAAAAATGCTGATTTATTAATAGCAATGCTACCAGAAGGAGCTACTGTTAGTGGTACTGCTACAGGTGTGCCTAACACATTGTTAAAAGCATTTTATACTAAAACTGATAGAGCTAAAATGACTAAGACTGGTAGTAAAGCTGGTTTAGCTATTCAACAAAAAAATAATATAAAGAAAACTGATTTCTTAGAAACATTTGGTATTATAAATGGTAAACCAATCCGTACAGATAGAAACACATCGGCTAGAGTGTTAGCGTTAGCTAATTTAACAGGTAAAATGATAACCAACCAGGCGGTAAGGCAACAACTTGCAAATATAGACAATTCACAGGAGATTATACAAAATATTAAAGAAGGTAAATCTGAAACTATGTTTAGTGAAGTTGATCAAAAAATGGTTGAAGAACTTGGATTTGAGTATAATGATCCAAACACGGCGATTGGAAGTGAAAATTATATTAATTGGATTGCCAATACAGATATGTTTGTAAATGGTTTTATGAATAAAACTATAGCTATTACAAGTTCAACTATAAGTAAAAGAGAACTTAGAAAATATTCTAAAGAGGTTTTGTCAGATATGAAAAAGTTTTCAAGAGATCCTAAGTTTGCTAAAACTAAATGGAATACAAAGTTAGTAAATGAAACAACAGATAACCAAAAGCAAGCTTTAAACAAAAGAAATATAGATAATTTTGATTATATGTGGATGGCTATTTTCGATGGGTTAAAGAAAGATCCAAGTCAACTTCCTTATGTAGTTAATTGGTTGGCTGGCTCTATTAATGAGGGCACACATCCACATAGATTAGGAGCTGTTCTTGAGTATATAGACAAAACAGTAAAAGATAAATTATATTTTGAACACGCACTACAAAACGCAAGCGCTTATAGACTTTTAATTAAAGCAGCTCAAAATCAAAATAGAAAAGAGTTTAGGAAAACATTAGATGCTTTAAAAAATAACTACAAATTAATAGCTATATCTAAAGTTGATAATAAAAAAATAGATACCGGTGGCTTTAAAAACGTTATGTCTTTAGATGGTAGTTGGGATGTATTTAATAATAGTTGGTGGGAAAGATATTTTAATCAAACTATAGCTGATTTAGGCGGCATTAATCCTAACAACTTAATACAAATTGGATCAAATAAAAGCGCTGCTGAAGTTTTAAGTGTTAGCGCGGTAGGAAGGATTAGTAATCTTAAAAGTGAAACTAATAAGATTACAACTCTTAATAAAGCCGTTGTAAACGCTAGAGTATCTAGTTTTTCAGAATCACCTAAAGGTATTACAGTTTTAGATTTTGATGATACATTAGCCACAACCAAGTCTTTAGTTAAATATACTCGACCAGATGGAACCACTGGAACTTTAAATGCTGAAGAATATGCTAATACATACGAAGATTTACTAAATCAAGGTTTTACATTTGATTTTTCTGATTTTAATAAAGTTGTTAAAGGCAAGATAGCCCCGCTATTTCAAAAAGCTTTAAAACTACAAGGTAAATTTGGTCCTGAGAACATGTTTGTATTAACGGCTAGACCACCGCAAGCCGCCAAAGCTATATTTGATTTTTTAAAAGCTAATGGATTAAATATACCAATAAAAAATATTACTGGCTTAGCTAATTCTACATCAGAAGCTAAAGCACTTTGGATAGTTGATAAAGTTGGAGAAGGATATAATGACTTTTATTTTGCAGATGACGCTTTACAAAACGTGCAAGCTGTTAAAAATATGTTAAACCAATTTGACGTTAAGTCTAAGGTGCAGCAAGCAAAAGCTCAATTTAGTGAATCTTTGAATGATCAGTTTAATAATATATTAGAAGAAGTTACAGGTATTGAATCTAAAAAACGGTTTTCAGATGTTAAAGCTAGAAAACGTGGTGCTAGTAAAGGAAAATTTAGATTTTTTATACCACCATCACATGAGGATTTTGTAGGATTGTTATATAACTTTATGGGTAAAGGTAAAAAAGGTAACGCACATAGAGATTTTTTCGAAAAAGCATTAGTACAACCATTAAATAGAGCTTATAGAGAGTTAAATACAGCTAAGCAATCTATTGCTAATGATTACAAATCGTTAAATAAACAATTTCCAATAGTTAAAAAGAGATTAGCGAGAAAAACTCCAGATGGTGATTTTACATATGAAGATGCTGTAAGAGTTTATTTGTGGGATAAGCATGGTTATAGTGTTCCTGGATTAAGTAAAACTGACCAAAAAGAATTATCTGAAATAGTTAAATCTGATCCTAAACTACAACAATACGCGGAAAGTATAAATACAATATCTAAACAAGACGCATATATAAGTCCAACTGAAAGCTGGGAAGCTGGAGATATAAGAACAGATTTAGATGATGCTACTGGTAGAGTTGGTAGAGAAGAGTTTTTTACTGAATTCTTTCAAAATGCTGATATAATATTCTCTGAAGAGAATTTTAATAAAATAGAAGCCGCTTATGGAGCTGGAGTAGTTAGTGCTCTTAAAGATATATTATATAGAACTAAAACTGGTAGAAATAGACCTAGTGGGCAGAACAAACTTGTAAATCAATTCATGAATTATTTAAACGGTTCTGTTGCTTCTACAATGTTCTTTAATATACGTTCAGCCGTGTTACAGCAAATGTCTTTAGTTAACTTTATAAACTTTGCAGATAACAATATATTATCAGCCGCTAAAGCTTTTGCTAATCAAAAACAATACTGGGCGGATTGGGCATATATATTTAACTCTGATTTTATGAAACAAAGACGTGGTGGTATTAAGACAGATGTTAATGGAGCTGAACTAGCAGCCTCCGTTAAAGGAGCAAAAAATCCAATTCAAGCAGCGATAAAAAAATTATTAGAAATAGGATTTTTACCAACACAAATTGGGGATAATATAGCTATTGCTACTGGTGGTTCTACGTTTTTAAGAAATAGAATAAATACTTATTTAAAGCAGGGTTTAAGTAAGAAAGAGGCTGAATCAAAAGCTTGGACTGATTTTCAGATACTAGCAGAGGCTACTCAGCAGTCCGCAAGACCTGATATGGTTTCGCAACAACAAGCTTCTCCTCTTGGTAAAATTATATTAGCTTTTCAAAATGTAACATCTCAATTTAATAGATTAGGTAAAAAAGCGTTTTTAGATATTAAGAATAGAAGAATAACACCTGGCAATACAACGCAATTACAAAGTGACATGTCTAATCTTTCTAGGATAGCTTATTACTTCGCGATACAAAACTTAGTGTTTTACTCTTTACAATCAGCATTGTTTATGGCAATGTTTGATGAAGACGAAGAAGACGAAAAGTGGTTGAAAAAGAAAGAAAGAATGATCAACGGTAGTATTGACTCTGTGTTGAGAGGTACTGGGGTTTGGGGCGCAGCTGTATCTACTTTAAAAAATATGGCCATTAAATGGCACGAACAAAGAGATAAAGGTTATAATGCAGACGAAAGTGCGGTGTTAATGGAGATGCTAAATGTTTCGCCTCCACTTGGCATTAAAGCTAGAAAAGTAGTTAATGCTGAAAGAACCCTTAATTACAATAAAAAAGTGATAGACGAAATGGACGTGTTTGATATCGACAATCCACAGTGGTCAGCAGTAACAAACTATATAGAAGCCACTACTAATGTACCGCTTAATAGACTGTATAATAAAACGCAAAACGTAAGACAATCATTAGACAGTCAAAATAGCGCTCTTGAAAGAGTTTTAATGTTTAGTGGTTGGAGTCAGTGGAATCTTGGTATTGAGAGTCAAGAAATAGAAGATATTAAAGAAAAAGAAAAAAAGAAAAAGAAAAAACAAACTTTTGGTAGACCAACTTTTGAAAGAAAAACATATAAACGAAAAACAATTACTAGGTAAAGAATTTAAAAAATAAGTGACTATATAACAATGGTGAAAAGACTAATAATATTGCTACTACTTATATCTAATATAATGGTAGCGCAAACGTATGGAATACAAGATGTTAAAAAGCTGTTAAAGTACTCTACATTTTATGCGGCCGTAAATGGTGGAACATCATTATCTGATGTTGATGTATTCTCCGTGGATAATGGTTTATCTACGCAGACTATTTCAACTCCTTATGATTATAATTTTACCATAGGTTTACGTAAGATAGCGAGGTTCGGATATGAAAATAAAGCACAAACGTTTTATGATGGAACGGAATCTAATTATAGTGATGCGGCCACTGTAGGTAAAGTTAGAGGAGTTGAGTATTTGTTTGAGGTAGATTACAAGAGACAAGAGGGTGTTGACTATATGGATCAACATCATTTTATTAGATTTAGCTCTGACGACGGTTGTGACAGTGAAATATGTGTAAACTTTTTTGCTTTAAAACTAGAGTATTTAGAAGACGGTTTTGCAGACATAAAATATTTTGAGGCATCTGAAAGATATAGACATCGTAAAGGTAAAAATTTATCTTGGAATATAGGGCTTACACATAGACTTGCTGAACCTTATGGTTATAACGCTTTAGACGAATGGATGTTAGATAATGGTAATATACATTATACTTATTTAGCTTTACAAGAAGGTTATACTGTTGACGTGTATAATAGCGAGTATTATAGTCCAGATGGCGAATTAGTAGCGACTAGTCCTGAGGTTTGGGAAGCAGTTGTAATACCAGAAGTATTATCTGATTACACTCAAAAGAAAAGAAATGAATTAAAGAAAACAATCCAACATTCTATAGTTGTTGGTTTTGATTATTATAAATATTCTAAAAAATCATGGATACACGCTTGGGGAAGTTTAATGCCTTATCATTATGATGATGGTAGTGAATTCTCATACCACAATTATGTAGACGGGCAATGGTATGATTATTCTGGTGGATTAATTTATGGAATAAAAGTTAACAAGCATTTAGGATATTTTATAGAAGGAAAATATAATAAGTACTGGAATAGAGAGTGGTACGATTTTAAATTAGGATTAAATTACACGATTTTTTAAAATGGCAAAAGAATTAAATGAAGACACGTCTTTTAAGTTAAGTATAAAGACATTAATAGGTATAGGATTTGCAATGGCAACTTTAATAAGCATGTGGTTTATGCTTCAGGCAGATATTGCTAAAGCAATGGAATCACCAGCCCCACCAGATCCTGAAGTAACACGCATGGAGTTTCAAATGAAAGATCAAATGATCCGTAATACTATTATGGAAACTCAAGAAGATGTAAAAGAAATAAAAAATTCTATTGAAAAGATAGAAGACAAATTATATAATAGATAAATCAAATGAAAAAATCCTATATAACTTGGAAGTTATTTGCAGGGTATTTATTAGTACTCTTTTTTATATTAGTTTCTAACAACGCTTTTGCTCAAATAAAGGTTGTTCAATTTAACGCTGGTTGGAATAGTGCTAACGACGTCTCTTGGGTACAAAAATTAGAAGACTGCAAGACAATATCTTATACGGATATAGCTAAGGATACAGAAGCACAATCAAAATATAAAATAGCGGTTGTACCTACAATAATAATATTTAAAGACGGAGAAGAAGTCGCTAGATTTCAAGCTGATTTAAGTTTCAAAATGTTAGCAACGAGAGAAGAAGTTCAAGAAGAAATTAGCAATCAACTAATGAGCGACTTTTAATAATGAAAAACACATTTTTTATATTGTTAATATTATTTTTAGCAAGTTGTTCTATTCAAGAGAAAGCTTGTGATAAAGAAGATAAAAAATGCTGTGCAAAACACTTGTAAAATGTATACGTACAAAATAAAACTAGATAGAGTTGTTGATGGTGATACTATTGATGCTTATATTGATTTAGGATTTAATATATCTGTTAAAAAAAGAATAAGATTTAAAGGAATAAATACACCAGAATCTAGAACAAGAGATTTAGAAGAAAAAGCTAGAGGTTTAGCTGCTAAAGATAGATTGAAAGCTATATTAGAGGGTGCTAATACAATACAACTAAATTCTTATGGTGTTGGTAAATACGGGAGATGTTTAGGTGAACTGCATGTTGATGTATTGGACGGGAAGGATTGTTTAACCCTTGCTAATGTAAATGAGTTATTAATTAAAGAAGGACACGCCGTGCCATATGACGGTGGAAAAAGATAAGTATGAATTGGATAAATAGTTGGAGAAAAGGAAATAAAAAAGATAACGTGTATGATATATCTATTAGAATAGGTAGATTTACAATATTAGAACTATACTGCAATCCTGGTATTGAGCACAGATGTATAATATTAAATTTTGGATTTGAAATATGAAAAAACTACTATTAATACTATTATTATTACCAATATTTAGTTTTGGACAAATCAACACCTTTCCTTGGGTTTATGATTTTGATAATGGTATAGCTTTAGAGCAAGAAATTAATGATGATGGTGATTGGACTGTTTGGCAGGGGCCAACTTATAGCTATAACACTGGACCATCTGGAGATCACACCACGGGTAGTGGTATGTATTACTACGTAGAATCTTCATATCCTAATTACCCGAACAAAACACTTATAACATACACACCAACATTTGACGTATCGGCAACACCTGGTAAAGTATTATCATTCTGGTACCATATGTACGGTACGGAAATGGGTGATTTAGAAGTTGGAGTTCTAGATAATAATGGATATACTGTTTTAGATGTTAAATCTGGTAATTATGGAGATCAGTGGCTTTTCGCTTATTATCCAATAGCTTCAACTGATTCATTTAAAATAAAGTTTACAGCTGTAACTGGTGACTTATATACTAGTGATATAGCTATAGATGATTTAATGATTAGCGATGCATTTAACGCGGCAATGGGATGCACAGACACATTAGCTTTAAATTACGATCCTAACGCCGTTTATCCTGATGGTTCTTGTACATATCCTCCTTGTGGTGGTTTTATAAGTGCTAATGCTTACGGGCAGTGTTGGGGAACACAAGCGGGAATAACATTTGAATGGTGGTCTGACACTGCGATGTCTACTTGTGATGTGGTTGAAATACATTATGGTAATGAAAATAATCCTATTTATTCTTATATGGGGTATTGGCCAGCAGCTAACGGTTATAATAATTTTGCTTTAAATGCTGGTAGTGGACAAATGCCTCCTAACTGGAGCGTTGAACACTATATAGTATTAGAATATGCGGATGGAACTTTATCAGATACGATAACTTATACACCATCACCTTGTATACCAGGCTGTACGGATTCAACTCAAACATCATATAATCCATTTGCTAATATTGATGATGGTTCTTGTGTTGGCGCTACTTGTGATCCTAATAATGAGTATCAAATAACAATGACTATTAGGTTGGATAATTGGCCTGGTGAAACTTCTTGGATAATGATGAGTGGAGGTCAAGCCATGGGAGATGCTCCACAAGGAACGTATGATTATGGTGATATAGGACAAACATATACTTATGAGTTTTGCGTTCAACAATCAGGATTTGAATTAATATTAAATGATTCATATGGTGATGGAATAATGGGGAATGGAACACCTGGTTCAGCTGGAGAAGTTGTTATATATGATTGTAATGGAGATACTATAACATACCTTACATCGGGAACTTGGTTAGATGGTAGTCAAAATACAGTGGGTGTTAACTTTGGATACGTAGCATATTCTACAGTTCAAAATGGAACCGCTTGCGCTGGACAAGATACAATACTTGGTTGTACTGATCCAAACTATCAAGAATATAATCCATTAGCGAACGTAGATGATAGTACATGTGTTAATTTACATGTATATGGATGTACAGATGATACCATGTTTAATTATGATCCTACCGCAACTATAATGGATTTAATACCAGTGTGTGATTATACTTTAATAATAGAGGATGACGCTGCTGATGGTTGGGGTAATTCATATTTAGGTATTATGCAAGGAGGTAATAGTTGGGCATATACAATGGGACCGGGTTCGTATTCGCAGTCATTTTCAGTAAATTTAGAAACAGATGAGCCAGTTATGGTTTATTACTTTGAAGTTCCCGGAGCACAACAACCTCCGCAAGAGGTAGAGTTTCAAACTATGCAAAACTCTTTTGTGTTAATTAACGCTTATGGAGATACGTTGTTGTCAGAAGGAACAAATCCATTTGCTAATAACGGACAAGGAGCCCTGCAATCTTTTAGTCATCCATTCTGGGAAATATATACAGCCATGCCATCTTGTGGAAACTACTGTGAACCAGTAGCGTATGGATGTATGGATTCATTAGCTTATAATTATGATATTTTAGCAAACACTAACGATACTTGTTATTATGATCCAGGTTGTACAAACCCAGGTTATTTAGAATATTACACCCAAGGATATGTAGCGGGTATAGATGATGGTAGTTGTTTAACTTTAGCAGTATTTGGATGTACAGATTCCTTAGCGTTTAATTACGATATTAACGCTAATATAGATAACGGCGGTTGTATACCAGTTATATTAGGTTGTATGAATGATTTAGCGTTTAACTATAATCCTAACGCGAATACTCCAGATACTTGTATACCTGTAATATACGGCTGTATGAGCTCTATAGCTATAAATTATGATTCACTTGCAAATACTGATGATGGTAGTTGCATAGGTGTTACATATGGTTGTATGGATTCTACTATGTGGAATTATGCTCCTAGTGCAAATGTAGACGACGGAAGTTGTATTCCATTTATCTATGGATGTATGGATGCAACTATGTTTAATTATGATCCATTGGCTAATACAGATAATGGCGCGTGTATAGCATTTTCTTATGGGTGTATGGATTCTACAATGTTTAACTACGATCCTTTAGCTAACACTGACAACGGAACTTGTGTTCCATTTATATATGGATGTACAAATCCAATAGCTCTTAATTATTGTGATAGTTGCAATACTGATGATTTTAGTTGTATACTTCCAATATATGGATGCACGGATAGTACTATGTTTAATTATAATCCTTTAGCAAATGTCGATAATAATTCTTGCGTATCTTTTATCTATGGTTGTACTGACCCTAGTATGCTTAACTATGATCCTACCGCGAACACAGAAAATTTTAGTTGTATTCCTTACGTATATGGTTGTATGGATTCCACTGCGCTCAACTATGATTCGCTTGCAAACACAGATAATGGAAGCTGTATTACAATTATTGAGGGATGTATGGATCAATCGGCATTTAATTATGATATCCTTGCTAATGTTCACGATAGTGTTTCTTGTCTTTTCGCTGCTCCTTGTGCCACTGGTCCTGGAAATCCATATTGGCTTAATGATGAATGCTATGCGTGGGTAATATCAGTAGATGATTATTGCTGTGAAAACGCATGGGATAATATATGCCAATTAACTTATGATTACTGTGATAGTACTTATATAGGTGAAATACCAACTAGAATGAGTATAGAAGACGCTTTAGTGGTTTATCCAAACCCAACAAACGGTAAAATTAATATAAACAAAAACGTTGATATAAACGTATTTAATTATATCGGGGATATGGTTATGTCCAAAACAAATACAAACGCCTTAGATATGTCTAAATTAAGTTCTGGGGTGTATGCACTACAAATAATACACAACGGAATAACCGTTAATAAAAGAATAATAAAAAAATAAAATTATGGCAACATTAAATGTAACATTAACATTATCTAGTAGCGATGCAACTAGTGATAATCTTAGCCTAACAGCGGTAGATTCTTTAACTATAGGCGCGCCCATTCAAGGTATATCTCAAGTAACTATAACAACAGCTGATAATCAAGAGTTAGTAGATGATGGGACAAGTGGAGTATTTTACTTTTACGCAAAAAATACTGATTCAACTAATTTCGTTATACTTCAAACTACAGCAAGTGAACAATATGCTAGATTAAGTCCAGGAGAATTTTGCTTCTTTCCTGTAAATGATGGAAACGGTTTAGAGGCTAGAGCGGATACAGCTAGTTGTGTTCTAGAATACGCTTATTGGAAAAAAGCATAAAATAAAAAAACAATTAATAACTAAATAAAAATAACAATATGGCAACAACAACGGCCTCGCTTTCTATAACAAGTTCAGATTTGTTTGATGATAGTTTATCGATCTCAACTAGCAACACGTTAAGAAAAGCGGGATTAACAGAGGGTTTAGATCAAACCACAGGATTAAACAGAGTGTATCTTACAGCGACTACAAATGTAGACATCGTTACAGTACCAGGAGCAACTTTAGATGGTAAGCAGAATTTCGTATACATTGCTAACTTATCAGAAATTGCATCTGAATATTTAGTAGTAAGTATAGGTGATAAAGTTATCGGTAGATTATATGCAGGTGATTTTATGTGGATGCCTTGGAATCAACAAGCGCAGCACTTAAGTGATTTAGAAATCGCTCCAAGTGTAGCAACTGGTATGTGGGTTGAACACATGATTGTAGGTGAAGGATTAGTAAAAACTAGTTCAGCTGACTCATAATAACTAACAATATAAATAAATAAATAAATATGGCAACAATAAACGCAACAATTAATGTTAGTAGCTCTGATCTTAGTAGCAGCTCATTAGGTTTATCTCGTACTATGACTATGACGAAGCATACTGCTTCTACTAGAACTGGAGATGGTTTAGAGTTTACGTCTGGTCTTATTAGAAGAACTTTTACTTCTACAAACCACGTGGATCTTATCACATCTGGTGCTCAAAACTACGGAACACCTACGGCTTCTGATTCAAACGCGGCTAACAAAATATATATTAAAAATACAGGCTCTAGTTCGACTGAATATTTTGAGGTAGGCTTAGGTACTTCTAGTGGTAGTGGAACAGCGACTTCAGACGCTATTGGTGGTACTCATTTAGCTCTTGGTAAACTTTATGGTGGTGATTGGCTACTTATTCCAGGTCATTTAAAAGCTACTGTTGGTGATGTAACGGTTAAACCAAGCACTGCTGAAAAAATGAGCATCGAATTTATGGTATTCTTTGAATAAAAATGGCAACATTACACCACAATATAACGGGTGAATTAACTAAACAGCTATTAGCTCCTGGTGACAACGTGTCTCCAACTAAAATATCAATGGCTAATATAAGTAGTAGTGATTCATGTAGAGTTGATTTATATATAGAAAAAAGGCTTACAGGTAAATTCTACTTATTAAAAGGATTAAATATACCCGTGGGTAATACTTTTGTATATAATAGTGGTGTTGATTTTGATAATAAAACCGATCAATTTGGTTTGTATATAAAATTAAATGGAACAAGTCCAACGGTGGACGTAATAATATCATAATATGAGTTACTTAGCAGATGTAAACAATAATAAATATCTTTATTTTAGAAATGCAGCGACTGACGCAGACGATGATGGGACTGGAGATAGTGCTTTATTTCCAGCTTCATCTTTAATGGGGATGGAGCCAGGGTCTGATACCCGATTAACTTTATATTTTAAATCAATGACACGTAGAGATCCTACAGGAAGTGTTGATAGTGCTAATAGTTTAGATAATCATGATACTGTTGGTTTAACTATTGGAGAGAATAGACATCTTGAGGCTATGGAAGATATAATAAATGCTATAACAAGTAATGGTCCATCTCTTATTGTAATAGCTAATAACGACTCTGGTGGAACAGAATATATAAGCGCTGCTATTTCTGCTTGTGGCACTATATCTGTAGCCGCTGCTTATGCTAACTCTTAAATATAATATAATATGGCAGATGAATTAGAAGACATTTGTGGTTTTGACAGCCCAGAAGCTGTACAGTCAGTCTCTACTTGTCCCCCTGGCGTAGACTGTCCCTCGCATATGTGGGAGTTGTGCGCAATGCATGAGATTGTAGGTAATGGATACAACGCTAATGGTACTACGTGGACCGTCTTTAACGGTTTTCCAGCCCCAGACACTTGTAATTTACCAACAACTGGTCCAACAATCCCTGCTTTACCATTTCTTGGTAGTTCTTACGCAATTGGTTGGACCACACCAAACGTGTCTTGGGAAGGACGTTTTAATTTTCATGGTAATCCATTTGGTAATAGTGCGCCTGGTGGTTTTCAACCACCTTGGATAAGTGTTGCTGCTGGCTATGGGCCAGGTGCTGATGGGTTACCAAATGTGTCAATATGGGATTTTTTTTATGATTGGGTAGTTTCTCAAGTTGGAGGAAACCTAAGTATTGGAGATAGAATAGTTTTTGATATATGCCAACAACAACCGGCTTGGTATGTTCCTGCAGGTAGTGGTGCAACTCACCCAACTAGTGGTGTTTGTGGATCATCATCATTTGGAAGTTATGGTCAGAATTGGAATAAAATATGTCTTATATATAAAGGTAGAAAGCATTGGCCAAATCATGATACTACAACTATAAGCAAAATGGCTGCCACGGCAGGTCTTGATGAGCTTTGCTGTTCTTATCCTAGTTTCCCTAGTACTGCTAGTTGTAATGTTGTTGCTGTTAAAGGTACTTATCCTCAAACGCGTTTATATAATTATGATGCTGTAAACCATATTGAAACTACTATTGGTATAGTACCAAGCCCATCTGACGTCGCAATATATGGTAATAAAGTTTACAATTTTACTAGCGGCACAGCGTTCCCAACGCTTAAAGAGTATGAGGTAGATTTCACAACTAATTCCTTAACATTTATTAGAGATATATATCCAGCTGGAGGTTGGGTTCAATCCTTAGTAGGAATTACCGAGTGTAATTCTTACACCATGAAAAGTCCTAACGAAATTATAATGCAGAGAAACAGTGACGGATTGATACGCGTCATTGATATAGGTAATGCTACCACCCCAGCTACGGTGGTAAGTTCGTTCACGATGAATGTTCCGTTTAACGATTTTCTTCCAGCTGGAGATATGTATTACTACCCACCACAATATACCGTTCCTGGTATGGCAGACACACTGTTAGTGTCGGTAAAACATCAAACTAAAAACTTCTTGGTACATCTTGATATGTCAGGTAATATATTAGATAGTCTTGATATTGGAGCGGTAGATCCTGCCTTCCCAATAACAACTACAGATGGTATTTATTATTTCGATGGAAAAACTGTTGGAACGTTTCTTGGCGATCCATCGTCATCTTACTATGGAAAGTGTGAAATAAGTTTTAATCCTTTGCAACTATCAACATCTGTATCCATGAATGTTGTTGGTTTTCAAGGAATGGATAGTAATTGTTTAGACGCACCTATACCAGATCCAATTGACCCAAGACCTGATCCTTGTTTTGAAATAGGCGATATAAGTGATCCAGCACTTGGTGGAGCGGGTGGTATGATTTTTGCAACACCTTTTTCCTTTGGGAATCCTACTCCTTATTACTACGAGGTTGCTCTAGATGATTTAAGTATAGGTAATACGCCATTGGCGCATAGTACTGTTTTAGCAACGAATGATGCTGAAGAAAGTTGTGGTATAGCGTCGGCTAACACGGCTTTTCATGATTTTAAATGTCCTTGGCAGTTACCTATAGATCCAAATATACCAAATAATATGTGTCGTTGGGGATTTGGACTAAACTCATTTCAACCAGGAATTACAAATCCTCCGCCAATAGGTCTTCCAGCAGGTGTTAATATTGGAGATCCTGTTCAAGCGCTTGATAGTAATGCTATGCAAATATATCCACCTGGAACTGTAATAGAAGAAATCCATTTAATACCAGGTCCCTCAGCTACGTCTATTACATTAAATTCTGGTGTTGTGCAAACACTACAACCATTACTACAGGCATCTTATTTGTTTGTATTTAATAACAATGCAGTAGCTTCTATACCACCTTTTTCCCAACCAATAAAAATATTAAGTACTGGGGGCACAGTAGCCGGTGGACCATTCTCAACAACAGGTGCAGAGTGGGGCGCTTATGGTCAACCACTACAGTTTATGCCGACGGCATTTGATACTGGTCATACTAATACACAAGATATAATTACTTTTCCAGCAGCTCCAGTTTGGCCAACCCACGATATAGCTGCTGAATTATGCGCTAACCACCAACAGCTTCCAACTGGATATCCTCCTGAAAAATGGTTTTTACCATCATTAGATGAATTTGATTTAATGTTTCAAAATGTTGGACCAGCAACTCCCTTTGGTGTCACTTTACAGTTACAACAACATTTTGAAGATATGCAAGATGTTTACTGGACTTCCTCTGATGTTTTAGATGGTGGTCCTTCAGGTACTGGGTTTCATTACGCATGGGCTTATTGTACTCATGATCCAATGGTGCCTTGGCCAATAACAACTACACCACCAATTCCAACTGGACCATTTATGGCTAAAAGATGTTCTACGTTATCAGTGAGACCAATTAGAAAATTTGAATGTCAAGAAACAATTCCAGCAGAACCACATCCTGATCGTTATCAATTTTGTGATGCTTTTGTTAAAGCTCATGGAGATGGTTGGTATAAGCCACTTTTTAGTGCTCTTTATTCTCCTGGCTCTTGTGGTAGCGGTTGGGGTACTTTTAATATGCCGTATTTTAATAAAACCACCCCTTTACATAGACTTGAGGCTGTTATAGGTGGGTTTCAATATAGCATGCAATTAATGACAACTGATGTTGCTGGAAATCAATATGATTTAAGTGATTTTGATGACGCTAATAACCCAGATGGATATACTATTTCGATATGGGAAGCAGACGGAACATATTTAGGCGCTTGGCACTATCAAAACGTTGTTTTTAAAACAAAAGTAGACAACTGGTTAAAAAGTGCGGCGATTACTAATAACTTTAGTTGGTACGATCAGATTCCTCAACTAGACGATCCCACACAAGTAACTTCAAGAGATTTCCCAGATAAAATGGCTATAGAATTTGCAAATGTAACGCATGTTGATGGCCCGCATGAAATTGTTAATTACGGGTATTCATTTAAAAGATCAACCACTCTTACTCCCGTTACTGATGAGGATGCACAAAGAGGGCAGAGATTTGTTGCGGGATCTTGGAACGGATTTAGTGGGACTCAAATTTGGAATGAATTAGGTGGACAAGGTTTTAGCACGCATCATACAAACTATGTTAATGAGTATTACGAGATGGCTTGGGGTGGAAAGACTGTTAGCCATGCTTATATACAAATTGATTGCGCGACTTTTAATGCAAAACCAAACGCGGCTCCAAGTGTTAGTCTTGGTTCAAACACTGTTTTTCAACATAAAAACGTCGTTTGCGCTAAAGAGGTTCTTCAAAGTTTAGTTGGAAAAACTATGTTTAAAAACTATCCGGTTACTAATAATAATTGGAACTTCAACAAAAAGGTTGGTGGTCATATTGGTATGGGTGGTTTTGGTGGTGGAATGGGTGGATGGGGCGGAGGATGGGCTAATGCATTTATGCCTCAGCTAAATCCTAACGGTAATCTAACATTTAACCTGACGTATGGTGATACTACAGTTAACAACGCCCCTGGAACAGCGATTAACCCGCAGCCTTTAGATGTTTGGGTTCCAAACTCAAGTATTTTGCCAGCTAACGGTAATGACGCATATATCGCGTATACAGCGGGTGGTGCTGCAGCAGCCGCAGACGGTATATATGAAGGTTATCCTAAACATTATTTATTTTGTTGGTATGCAGACTATCCACCACCAGCTTCAACTACATTAACTTTATATTCAAACTTAACTACAGCTTTAGACGCTATGAACGATCCTAATAGTGGTGCTTATGGTTGTCAAGCCCAGGAAGGTTGTGAGCACTATGAAGTTGGAGACATAGGTCCAGCAGGTGGAATTATTGTTGCTGTTCCTTATATGAATATAAACGACCCTGCTACCGGGACGGTAGGTCCTGTAGTTGCTCCACTGCAAGGGGATATTTACGTGCAAAATCCCACTAATTATTATTATGAATTATCTCCAGTTAACTTAAACGTTGAAGATGATTGTACTACTTCACCTCCAACTGCTGATTATCCATCTTGGGGTAGTTACGATGGTTTTGCTACTATCGGTGGTGGAAGTGATTTGCTATCAACAATACCAATAGATTATACTAATTTGTGGCTTGCTGACATGACATTATATGATGTCCCAACGGGTTCTTTAGTTACTATAGTTAACGGTCCAATTGGAGTTGCTTCAGAATTAGTTGGTCAAGGAGAAATCGTTCATGATGCTATGATTTTTGCTAATGGTAGTAACCCTGTGGTAGTATGGTCCGGCGTTTGCAATCAAAACATAACTTACAATAATGAAACCGCATTTAAAGCATGTGAAATATATAATTTAAATGGGTATAGCGATTGGTTTTTACCTAGTGTTGGTGAAATGGATTTTGCTAGAAATTATACTACACCAGGAACTTTATACGACTCAACAGCTACGGGAGTTTCGCCATCACAGTCTAACACATGGTACGATTCTAATGCGCAATTGCAAACTGGTAGTGCTCATTACTGGACGTGTAATAGTTTTGGTATTAACAATACAGATCATTATTTTGAACAAGACCAACCATTTGCAAATAATTTAGTTTCTTATAATTATCCAACTGGTGGGCTTTGGTGGTCTAATTATGTAATGCAAGATTTTACTTGGGCTGGTATTCCACACGATGCAAATAATTGTAACGAAATAGCTTATAGTGTTAGTTTAGACCCATTAGTATTTTCAAATCCTCCAGCCACTCCAGATGATCAAGGATGGAAAACAGCTAGTAGAAGAGGTTCGCAAAAACATAATATCAGAGCAATGCGTAAATTTGCTTGTGGATCACCTGAGACTCCTCCTGGAATTGAATATAGTTTTAGATACACAAGTAGATGGATGTCATATGGAAGTCTTGAACAAAAAAGTCCTGGAAGAATTAATGCTTTACAAAGCGACTCAGTACCACCGGTAATGCCTCCTATTTTTGATCCTAGTACGCCAGGATACCAAGAGCATGTTATAGGTGATAACTATATGCGATTCCACGCGAGTAAGTATGATGTTGTAGGTAATCAATGGTTTGTTGGAGGTTCTAGTTTAACTAACAATATGTGGAGATCGAACGGACCAGCTGATCCACAAACAGTAAAATTTGAAGTTTACAGTCAACATGAAGAACATTTGGGAACGTGGGATTATGATGTAACTGGTACTGGTCAGTGTGGAGTAGATACGTGTAGTTTAGCTGTTGATTTAACACTTATTAGTCAACCAGTAGTGGTTGGTGGTCAAACTCAAGTTAATTTATGGTCTCCATCAAATAGTGGCCCTCCTGGTCCCCATTTAGATCTCCCATGGATGAATGAATACTGTTATATAAAAGTAACTATTAATGCTACTCGTCCAAATAATAATTACGTTGGCATGTGGCCACCAATATACGGCGACACTGCTGATTTACAAAACTATTTAGGTTCTGGTGTTAACAACCGCACTTTACCTGGGCAATCTGTTAGTAACTCATGGCGGGCAATATGTGGTGCTTGTGATGAAGGTACTTCATATAGCAATCAATGGTGTGAAGAATGGTTTGCGCATTATGTGCCAACAGGTGCATACCCATTAAATGCTTCGTTATCAACATGTTTAACCGTTAATACTGGTACTTATTGCGTTCCTGGTTCAAGTATAGTAGATCCAAATGATGGTGAAAGTGTTTCTTTAAATACTTTTGTAGAAAGACTTAATAATCAATGCGTAGCATATTGGCAAGAAGAATATAAAAACAAAAGTATAAGTGAGTTTTTATTGCCGGAAAATGAAAAAGTAGTAGTTAGAGGAGTTGAAGAAGAAATAAAAGAAAAAATAGAAAAAGAAGAACAAAAAGAAAAAGAAGAGCAACAAAAAGAACAAGAACAAAAAGAAAAAGAAAAACAAGAATTAACAAAAGAAAAAATAGAAAAATTAAAAGATAAAAAATATTAAAATGAAGTTAAAAGTAATTAGATTTAGTAGTCAAAGCGATTCAACAAGTGGATTGTTGTTTGATGTAACAAATGAAACAAAATTTCTTTGTTATACATTAGAAGACGAAAGAAGAGAAGAAAAAGTAATGAGTGAAACCCGTATTCCAGCTGGTGTGTATAGCATACTACTTCGTAAAGAAGGTGGGCATCATAGTAGATATATTAAAAAATATGGTGACATGCACAAAGGAATGTTATGGTTACAAGATGTGCCAAATTTTAAGTGGATACTTATACATACTGGTAATACAGACGAGCATACTGCTGGTTGTCTTATAGTTGGTGATTCGCAAGAAAATAATCTTTTAAAGAAAGATGGTTTTATAGGTAGATCTACTCAAGCTTATAAACGTATATATCCGCCAATAGCAGAAGCTATAGAAAATGGTGAAAAAGTAACAATTGAATACGTTGATTTAGATTAATTAACAATTACTTAATATTATAGTTGTTAATACACTATATTTATTAGTGATAATAAATATATGGAAACACAACAAATAGATCTTAGTCCGTTAATATATATAACACTAATGATCACTATCTTTTTGATAGCATTATAAAAAAAGGGGACAACTTTCGTTATCCCCTTTATTAATTTAAGATTATTTAGAATTTTTGATTCTTTTGATCTTGAACCTCAATTCTAATATCCTGAGCTAAAGACTTTACAGTCTGCATAGCTTTTCTTATCCGCGTTCCAGCGGAATTATTCCCTTCAATAAATTTAACAACATCAGATTGGCAACTATTAATTGCATTTTGTAATTCATCGAAAGTATCATTTATTGGATTCATATTTAATTTAATTTTGTTAATATATTTAATTACTTAACACATTTATCACACAGAAAGAAATACATAACTAACAACAAGGCTAATAAACCAGAGAATCCAGATTCACCAATTCCATTTACCATTGTTGTAAAATTTGCTATAATATCCATTCCGAATATTGTAGTTCCTGTTAATAATGCCCATAAGATTGTTACTGGTACAATAGCCATCAATATAGATACTATTCCACCAAAAAATCCTGTAAAATACTTCATTACTTTTTCCATTGTTATTTTTTTTAGTTAATAATTAAAATTTGTAAGATACACTTAAGTTGAATGTTCCTTCTCTTTCACCAGCCTCATTTTCTTTTACAGGCATTGTGTAGTTTGGATCAATATATAAGCTGTTCCATACTTTAAAGGAATATCCTAAACCTACTTCCATGTTATCCATTAATTCAGCTTCAGAATCAGCTTCATGGTTATAAACACATGTTCCCCAAACTCCATTCATTAACGCATAACGACCTAACAGTTCGTACTTATCCTCACCGTCTAAAGTAAAACCAACCATAAGTTTATCATTTACTTGATAACCTAATCCGATTTTATCAGTAGCATTGTAAGTTGTTTCTCCAGCTTCATCTTCTACAGATGTAATTGTAGTAAGAACTGAATACTGAGCAGAAGCAATCATTGTACTAAAAGCTAAGATCATTGTTAAAAATAATTTGTTCATAATAATTGTTTTAGTTAAAGGCTTGTAATCTCGCAGACACCACCAGCGCAAGCCAATTCGCCAGATAGATCTGTTTCGTCAGTTTCTTCAACAATACTAGATAAATCTATATCGTTTAAAGACTTAACTCTTTTGTTAAACTCTCGCTCTGTTATATCTTCAAACGGAGCTTGAGTATATGTTCCACCGTCGTAAGGTAGAACTGATAAACCATTGTAACATTCTCTATTATCCCACATCCACTTACCAGCTTTATCCCATTCACCTTCCTTTAAACTAATTGTTGCAGACACGTTGTGAGTATTTGACCCAATTCTATGGCCAGGTTTAACCCATTCGGTAGCAACTCTTTTAACTCTTTTAAGTAGGTCAAAAGCAGATTCAGTTCTTAATATAGAACCTTTTGGTGCTGATTGTGGTATTTCGATAACAGCAGTGTCGTGTGGTCTAAAATATTCATCCTGCACTAGATCAGGATTATTTTTCTTTAAATAATTATATATAGGTTCGTTTTTACCTACACGTAATCTTCTAATGTAGAAATCGTTATGCCAAGCATGAATACCTGAAGATGTTCCAAGTACAAGAGAAGTTGTCCCAGCAGGTTTAACGCATGTCGTTCTCGCTGCTTTGTTTATCCCTATTAGTTTTGCTACTCTCGTGTTTTCTCGCTTTACTGTACTTGCAGCTGCCTTCATATCCAGCGGGAGCACAGCGGCACTCGCGATTCCTGTCATTGACACACCTATAAGCGCGTCTTTCTCTGTTGTTTCTTGCCATATTTCTCTTAGATAGTGGAATTCCGTATAACCTGCTTGAAGCGTTCCAATGAATGCTGCGGCTTTAACGCGGGCGTTAAGGTCTTCTTGGTCTGTGACGTCACTTACATTAACTTCACACAGATTACAGAACTGATAAGGACGCAAGGCAATCTCACAACAAGGATTGGTTCCCCAATCTTTATCGTGGTTAAAGTAGATACCAGGCTCTCCAGCTCCGGATAATTCAATACGTTTCCACAAATCTAAGAAAAATTCCTTTGTTATTTTATGTCTCATTAGTACGGCAGAGTTATTAGCTCTACCTCTTTGTGGGTTTTTCTCCCACCAACTTCCTGATTTACAAGATATCATTTCTTCATCATAAGCTGAAAATAAGGATATGAGAGCAGCACGACGGATACCCCCGGCCAAAACGGCATCAGCAATATGGCAGACAATGTCATGCACCTCAAGAGTTGATAATTTAGTTCCGTCTTCTTTTGCATCTAATATTCCTTTAATTTTTACAATACATTCTTTTAACGGTTGTGGGCCTGGAGCTTTTCCACCAGAAGTTACAAGCCTAGCACCCTTTGGTCTAATATCAGAATAGTCAAACTTGATCTTAGATGATCTCTTAGAGCCCAAATAAGACTTAATTAAAACTTTAATCGAATCTGACCAACCTTCTATACTATCTCCAATAACAAATCTCCTAGTTCTACCTTCAAAAGGTTTTGTTATATGTGGAAGAGAGGCAGTATGATGCTTTTGAACGCTATAACCAACACCACAACCAGATAACAAAAGGAACATACACTCACTAAAACTATCAGTATGGTCGATAGGTAGGTAGCTACAGTTATATAATCTATTTGGGCTGATTTCAATCGGTTTACCACTGAACTGAAGCGATCGCATGCTTGGTAAAACTTTTTTATCATAAACATATTTGTAATTTAATTGTATTTGATCTGTTAATTGTGGATACCTCTTTTGATGCATCTCTTTGTTTCTTGTGACTAACTCCTCCCATGTTTCTCTTCTATTTAATTCAGGAATGAACTTAGCGTATTTCATGTGGACAGTTAAGTCAGATAATATTTTTTTATTTAAATCGCTAATCATTTATTTAATTTTATTTTTAATTATTAATTCTACTACTTTGTCGCATTCTTTCTGATTCTGAGGTTTATATAAAGTCACATGTTTTAAGTTATCATTAACATATTTTTTAAACATTTTCCATCGTATTGGAAATGATTCGTTTGCTCTACCTTTACATTCAATTATAAATGAATCACTTACAAAGTCAGGTGTATATTTAATATTTAAAATCTTTTTTTGACCTCTATTTACCATATCACCTTTGCCATTTGCTTGTCTTTCAAACGAATCTATTTCAAAGTTAAATGATTCTTGCAACACGTAAGTCTGTCCTTCGTATTTAGACTTAATCTTTGCTTTCTTTAAAGCTATATACATATATTTTTCTAAACCAGAAGCAAATGTAATCCCGTCAAATGTAACTTTTTTACTTCTAACAGGACCTTTTTTTCGCTTATATCGCCTCTTGGATGTCATCATCTACGCATCTTTGGATTAATGATTCTTCATTTAAATCACGTAATTCTTCACGTGCGGTCTGTATGTATAGCACAGCATCCATAAGTTCCTCTTGTATATCATTAAGGTAACCTTGTAGGTTTTTCATTTTAAGTCTACGCTCATCATCTAATGTTGAGCCGTACTTTTCATAACCAATATCTGATCTTGATACAAATTTATCAACAACATTTCTAACTACAGGATCTCTAAATCCATATTCTTTTCTTGATGTGATGCCTGATTTAGCATCTGATATTTCTCTACTCGACATAATATAATTTATTGTTTTTAATATATAATCCTTTTGGTTTTAATAATTCTCTACCATACAGATCGTACATCTTGTTATTATTTGTTTTATTTTTTATTTCAACTATTCCAACTGTATTACTTGAGCTAAATAACACCCATGAAAAACCATCGTATATTAACGAGTCACAATGCGAGCACGTAATATCAAGGAAATAACCGTAAGTATCCAAACCATATATATAAGCTTCATAACACAGTTTAACTGTATCTGTTAACATTATATTTGGAAAAATAACAGTTTGTCCTACACCCGAATAACACATTGATGAATTACATGCTGACCAATACCAAGTTGTAGAATCCATCATATCATTCGAAAAACCTGATGGATTGCCAACTACAGTTAACGTTTGTTGAGATAATGTTGTATATGATATTGAGTCACACCAACTAATTTGCGCTTGCGCTTGTAGTCCAAGTGAAACTAATAATATTAAAATTGTTTTTTTCATATTAATCTTTTTTAAATGTTCCATTACTCATTTTACCTGTTCTATCTTTAATTTCATCGTACGCTATATCAATACAGTCTTCAATACTAGTTCCTGCCAATCTAGCTAAGTTCGTAAGTACGACCACGCAATCACCAATACCATCTTTAATTTCTGCTTGATTATACTTTAATACAGCTCTGCATATTTCACCAGCTTCTTCTATTAATTTTAATGTTTGCGTTTTAACGTCACCTTGATCATATAAACCTCTTTCGTCAGCCCAAGCTCTAATTAAATCAAATTTAGTAGCCTTGCCATTTTCTTGTCTAACGCCAGTGGGAAACAATCCTCCAGTAGTTGTTTTACCATTATATGGATCATTATTATCAAAATATCTAGCAAATGCTTTATTGTATATATAACATCTTTCTGTATTATATTTAGATGTTTGTACGTTTTTCATTATCCATTCTATAGATTTATCGGTTATAACACATGAGCCATGCTCTGTTTCCCATTTCATATCCATATTATCCATAAGTTGTCCCTTTAGTTTATTAACCGGACATGGAAATGTTGTTGTTTGTTCTGTTATATTTATATTCATTTCTTTATTATTAAATTTAAGTTCACTATATAATACTTCGTCTACTTTGTAGCCGTAGCATTTTTGCATTATTATTTCACCTGCTGATATAAAATCTATATCATCAGATGTTTCTATTATTTCGTATTCACCAGGATAATATCCTTGTTGTTTATGAACACGTTCTTCAAGATTAGTTGTTACGCCAACCTTTTTTCCCGGTATGTGATATAAGTAATATGTCATATCTTGTCGTTATATAAATGCATGTTATGTGCAAAATGATAATACACACCAGTTTCAATTTCTAACCGTTTAGAGACCATCTCTTGCAGTTTAGAGAATTGATATTGATCATTACAAAAACCGTACCAAAGATCGTTAGAACGCATCGTAATACACATATCAAGTCTTCCGTGTATTATCGTAAACTGTATAGCATAAGTACATGGGGTATCGTAAGCATAATCAGTAATTTCTTTACCATCATATATAGATATACACGCTTGTCTAGTATCTGAATTTTGTCTTAATATCTCGATAACCATATCTAACTGCCCATTACGCTCCCATTGATAACCGTAATTAGAATTAACTTTACCTTTATCATCAGCCATGCGTTTCCATATTTCAGGTATCTTACCGTATATCTCACCTAGTGTAGATATTTTAGGATCACCAGATAAATACCATTGCCATTCAGCTTCGGCATACTCTTCATTCCATTTACGCTCTTTATTTATTATTTTTCTATCTTTAGGATCTGTTATATAAAACCCAACGTTAAAAAGAGCTTTAGTGTCTCCAAACTCTACGCCATCTTGTAATATACGATCGTGTACATATTCATATGCTTCATTTGCGTTTCTAAAGACTTTATTATTTATTGTATTTATCATAATAATATTTATAATATTCGTACATTTTTTTCATTGCTTCTTCGTGTTCGTAAATACCTGGATCTCTTTTCCAAACTCCTTTATTCATTCGAATTTCAACCTTCCAATTAATATCACCTGGACTAACAGCTATTTCTATATTTTTATTCAAACACCAACTAACTCTCTTTATATCTTCATTAGTATATGGATAATATAAATTAGCTTTTTTCTTTTTAGTTTTAGGTTTATAACTATTCCCACGGAAGGCCATCAGTTTCTTGCGTTATAGGTTCATTAGGAATAAAACTTCCAGATTTAGGTTCCCAAGTAAAATGAGATTCAGCGCCGTTTTCACCAAGATTTTGGAATTTAACTTTTAGTACTTTAACCTTAGTAGTTTTAGCATCATAATCTCTATGAACTAAAAGCCCATGATAACTAGCGTCATACCATTCACCTCCACCTTTAATATTATACATTGTAGGTTCTTCAATTTTTCCATCAGAACCTTTATACATTTTAGTTGGATGGGCAACAATAAATACTAATACATCATATTTCTTAGCAAATATCTCTATTTTTGTTAAATATTCCATTGTATAACGATTGACATCCTCAGTTTTACAATCTACATCTCTAACTTTATTATAAGGATCAATTACTAAACATTTAATACCTTTACGTTTTACTAATTCTGCTCCTTTACGTAATACAGACTCTAAAGTATACCTATCCATATCTATAAAGAAATAATTATCATTAACTTTGTCTGCTACTTGTTTCCATTTATCACTACCTATATCCCCTACATTTGGCATACCTTGCCATGTTTTACGCATTAATTTATGAGCGTGGAGATATGTTGGTTGATTTTCTGGGCTTGCGAACGCAGTTTTCCAACCATATAAATTATTGTAACCAACAACCATTTGATCAACAAAGTCAGACTTACCACTACTAGGGATACCAGTGACAGTAATAAACTGCCCAGTGTAAGTAGAAAAAATCTGATCGAAGTTTTGAAGTCCAATTTGGTAACCTGGTTTAAAACCGTTCTGTACAAAGTCTTTAAGTTCATCTTGTATATCATATAACGTTGTTACTCCTTCTAATGGAACTTGAGTCGCGGCGTGTATAGCATTTCTCAATGCCTCATGTCCGTGTTCAACTAAATACTCGTTAGCATCTTTCTCTCCATTAAAATCTACTAAGTAGCAAACTTCAGCGCCAAGTCTTCTTACAAACTCTTGTTTAAGAGCTTGACCTGGTTCATCAGCATCTACCGCTAATATTATCTTAGTTTTATCCTCAAGATAATCAATACAATTATCTAAATAATCTAAGTTATTAGAATTCAATGTAGCACCATTAGGTACTGATATTGCATTCTTGATGCCAGCTTCATGTAAAGCTAGTACATCCATTTCACCTTCTACAATAACACACCAATCATAACCCACAATACTATTAATATTATAAAATACTTTTTCTGCGCCTTTGTATAATTTGAAATTCTTTCTACCATCTCTATATTTCACGTTGATCAATTGATCACCCATGAAATAATTAAACTGTATAGTGTTTTCAACTTTACTTGTCTGAGGCATCCATTCTGAACCTTCAGTTACTTGAAGATCTTTTAATGTTTTCTTTGAAATACCTCTTGTGCCAAACCATGTTTCAACATTTGTACTTACATCTTTAAATTGTTCTGGTGTTTCAGGTCTTATATAAACTTTTTCACTAGCGCCTTTTCGTTGATAAGTATGAAGTTGAAATGTAGTATCACAATTGTGACAAGTACCGAGACCACGTTCCCAATCGTATGAAGCACATTGTGCTTTTTGATTTTTGGGTTTCCTAGTATGAGAACACAGCGGGCATATGCCTTGCGCTGCATTCTCTTTTAGGCCATATTGATTGAACTTATCAATCAAAAATCCATTGATCTCCTCTACACTCATCTAAAATGGTAGGTCTTCTTCAACCGCAGGAGCTGATGCTGCTGGAGCTGAGTTGTTATCTCTTGGAGCTGGATCAACATTTTGACCGTTACTCCAAACTACCTTTACATTTCCTAAATAAGTCTTAGGTGCCTTAGCATCTCTTTCTTCTTTAGTTTGTTCTACAACCACAGGTCCTTGATTACCGAATTGATCTAACTCATCGTTAATCGTAATTGTGATTGGTAAGTATTTACCTTTTTTACCTACAAAGATTTTGTCTTTAGGTATTGCATTAAGATTAATACTTGTTTTAATAATACTTGCCATTAATAATTATTTAATTGATTAAACATTCTTGTTAACTGCTCCTTAGTGGCTCCAGTATTTCTTCTCATATTGTCTACAGCTTTTACGTGATTTTGATTTGCATAAAAATTGTTAACACTAGTTTTTAATCCTGTTACCGAGCATACTTTTGATTTAGTTCTTGCCATAATTTTTGGTTTAAAGGGTTTTGCTTATGAAATACTGTTTAGGGTCAAAATCCTTGGTCTTATAAAACAAGTCATAAGCTTCACTTGCTCTACGCACCTTATCTTCTCCTTTTTCATAAAATTGAGGAGAGCAATCAAACATTCCTATTTGATGCGTGGTTTTATCGATAACTATAAATAACATTTCATATCCAAATAACTTACTATAAATATAAGCTTGCGAATCATAGTTATACTTAGACGCTGACCATTTAAATTTACTAATGTCAGCTGTTGTTTTTAAATCAATGACTAACTTTTCTTCATGATTAACAATATCTGCTTTTCCTTTCCATTGGTTTCCGAACAAATCTATTATCCCAGGTTGTTCGTATTCACATTGTAAACCTTGTATAAGGTCTTTACATATATCATTATCCATTACTTTTTCTCTCATTAATTCAATTCCATCTACTTCTTGTTGTAGTAAACATAGTTCGCCACCTGCAACATCTTTATAGGCTTTAGTATTTCTTGTTGTCGATTTAACAACTTTATACTTATCTATTTTATCTGGTTCTAATATACAAGTATGGAAATATCCACCTATAAGAAATGCTGGTGATGGTTTACTTGGTTTAAAGACATTTAATGGATCTTTTAATAATCTTCCAACATGTGAGTTAGATAAAAATTGATTACCGAATTCTCCATAATAATCTTCGTCATTTTTAAGCTTTTGTAATATTTGCTTTTTGTTCATTTGTTAGTTTGTATTTAGTTTCAATAGCATCAATACTTCCACCTGCTACTACATATTCTTTGGCTTTCTTTAATTGTTCTTCTGTAATGGCTGGCTTTGCTGCTTGTTTAATTTTATTAACTACATTAGATTTTTTACCGTGATCATTAGTAGCATCAGCATCTTCAGTGTCATCGATTAAGAATAAATTACCTAATGCATATTTCTTACCATAAGAAGATGCAGCGCCAAATTGCTGAGCGGTTTGCATACCTTTTTGATTAAGGTCTACACCGACTATAGCTGTAGCGTGTATAGCATTCTCGCCATCCGATATTGTTGCTGTTGATTTAATTGTTGGAACAGGATCGTTCATTATTAACTCTTCATTAAGAGTTACAGAGATGCCTTGTTCTAAAAGGAAAGGCTTTATAGCCTCTAAGATGTCCTCCGCTTTACGGAAATAGTTGTAACTTGATTTTTTAGCTTTAAGTTTTGTTTGAACTATAGCTAATTTTTGGTTTAATTCTTTCATAATATTGGTCTTTTGGTGTGTATATATAATCACACGTTTTTTATTAAATTTACATTTATCACTTGTTCTAACTTACAGGTAATCAAGCACTTGCGAGTGATCTACATTCTCTATTAATTTATCTACAGCTTGCTTTTTTAATTGCGAAACCCTAACATAAGCACCACTTCCTTCTATATCTAAATATTCTGCTATTTCTTTCGCTGAATGCTTATCGCAGTCTAAACCATAACTTAATCTTAATACATGAAATTCTTTATCCGTCAAATGTTGTTTTAATAAACTAGTTAAATACATATTTAAAAATTCTATATTATATGGTTCTGATTTATCTTCTATTTGTAGAAATAAATCGTCATCTTCTCTAGTTCCAGCATCTATACTTAAAAATATAGAATTAAAAAACATAGCTACAGCTTTCTTATCTTTACCAAAGTTTTTACGTATATTATTTGTTACATGTTCTGGCAATCTCATTTGTCCTCTATTTTTATCTATTTCTCTTCTTATTCCTCCTTTTATTCTTTTTGATAAAAAACTTTTTAATGTTTTTTCTTGATCTTCTGATTGTTCAATTTTTTCCCAATAAATTCTATCTACAGCTTTAACAAGATTCAAATGTCCTTCTTGTATCATATCTGTTATAGCCATAACTCCAGAAGCTTGTTGTGATGTTGCAAATTTTCTAGCTATATTTTCTACAAGTGGCATAAACACCATTATTAACTCATTTCTAGTGTAATCTTTCCAATCTTTATTTTCTATTCGTTTTAATGTAACTTCTAAATCTTCTTTATATCTTATATAATTCTGTATATTATAATGTTTCATTTATCTAAAGTTTTTAGCTCTTATCGGTGATTTAAAATGCTTATGATTAGCAAGTTTTAATTCCGCAAGTATTTTTGTTAATAATTCTGTTAATTCTTTGTACTGTGTTTCTGTCATAATTGTTTGTTTAATAATTCTTTTTCTCTTTTTAATTCTGTACACATATTTCTATGTATAGTTCTAGTTGAGCAGTTTAACAATCCTGCTATTCTTCCGATAGTAATTTTCTTACCTATATCATTTAAATCTAACATACATTGATAAACATCGTCTTGATGTATTCTTTTAGATCTACCTATTAATTCACCTACGATGCGTAATTTCTCTTCTTTAGTTAAACCATTACCATATTTAAATATAACTTTTCGTAATTTATTTTTTGGTGGTTCATCTAAATCTAACATACTAACTTCATATACCATTTTCTTAAGTAAATCAAAGTGTATTGTAAACGAAGTAAATCCATTTTCTTTTTTAGATACAACTTCGGCTATTTTCATAAACTCATCTTGATCTAATTGTGGATTGAGATACCACAATACTAATAAATGCCATTTTAAACTCTTATATGTGGTTATTTTAGCTTTAGACGCGAATAGTGTATAGCATTCGTAAGTGCCATTAAGATAAAACATATAGTGTTTATTTTCTTTGTCTGGTTTATCTTTAATAGGATCTCTTCTGTAAACGATACGCTTATCATTTAAGTATTTTATATTTCTATCGTGTGACATTAGCCTATTACTCTATATTATTTAGGGGCTGTTGTCACAGTCCCCTCTGGTTTTAATGTTGTAAAAATAATCCTTGTTTCATTATCATTAGGATATTTTATTTCATTCCATTGGTTTATTCTATCTCTTAGGTCTTCGTTCATCTATTCTTTGTTTTATTATTTTTATATCATTTACTTCTACGGTAT